TCCCAGTCCCAGTCCCAGTCCCAGTCCCAGTCCCAGTCCCAGTCCCAGTCCCAGTCCCAGTCCCAGTCCCAGTCCCAGTCCCAGTCCCAGTCCCAGTCCATCACCGAGTCCCTTCCCAACATCTTTTGGGCTTGGAAATATTCTATTTAATCTAACAAATTTTTCAACAAATTATTTGAGCAGTGTTGGAAATGATAATGTGTACAAACTTTACTTTGATCCAGGTACAACTGGAATTGCAATATCCAATCAAAATAATATAATAAATGTGTACGCATTTGTGGACACGGGAAACAATTCATTTTCATATTCAATAAACGCCGGAAGATCAGCTGCCCTTACTCCAATATTAAATGGAAATTCTTCTACAAGCCCAGTCGCACCATCAAGCACAAATGTCAACTATATATTGACCAATACTGTAATCGGAAATTCCGGAACTGGTGCTAAATACACTGCAAATCCACCATCAATAACAATGAATGGAATAACATTTAGTTAAAGATTTTGATAGTTACTAAATTAAATGAGTAACGCACTCACAACTGATTACATTACTGTGCCGGGTCAGCTCTTCGCATGCCTTTCTATCGTTGGTCCAGATTGCCCCCAGAAGACTGACAAGTTTGGAATCAAGATTCGCGGAACTTTCCCCACTCGCGATGAGGCGGAAATTCACGCAAAACGTCTTCAGCGTGATGATGCAACATTTGATATTTATGTAGTTGACATGTACAAGTGGTTGCTGGTTCCACCCGACCGTGAAAATATTGAGAATGTTCATTATGCAGAGGAGAAGCTTGATGAGATTATGACCAAGTATCGCGAGAATCAGCAGATGGCTGCGGCAATGTTTGAGAAGCGCAAGCGTGACATGCTCGCAAAGCCACTTGAGGGGTCCGACACACCTTACATTGAACCCGGTGATGAGAATTCCAAGTATTATAACAAGCCAGATGTTCCACCAATCCCTCATCCAGCAGACGTTGTCGAGGAGCTTCGTAAGGAGTTTCCAGACATGTCGATTGCAGATCTTGTCAAGATGGCAGACAAGAAGGTCCAAGATGAGATTGATCGTCGCACCAAGGAGACTCTAACCATCGCAGAGGGTGATGAGACGCCGGCGGCAGAGTAAAAATTTGGGATTTGCAGTTGCATTTCTCCATCGTCTTTGGATTTTCACAGCAGCATAATGAAGCATTGCTTGATTTTTAGCCCATCTGACTTCTCGATCGTGTACCCTCATAAAATGAAAATCATCCCCAACATCAAGTTCAATTTGAAAAATGTTTTCATCAATCAATAAACCATAATACCAACGAATATTCTTCTTGCACTTGTTACAAACCTTCAAACAAAGATGACTTTGGTGAGTTCCCTTCATCTTTGTTTGAAAGTTGTCCAATTCTTAATTGTTCAATTCTATGAATTGTTCAATTCTATGAATTGTTCAATTCTATGAATTGTCCTTGTACACATCTCTCAAAAAATCATCCCTATTTTCAGGTGACAAGAGTGCCCAAATTTCTCTACAAATCAATTCATCTTTAAACTGAGAACACACGTGTAATTTTGCGGAGGTTCCTTTAAGCCAGTTTACAAGTGCGATGTAAACGTGAACCCACCCTTGAGAAGGCATCCAACCCGGGATGAATGCAAGATGTCTGGTCCAGTCCCAGTAAAATTTATTAAGTTTCCATTGTTCTTGTTCAATCTCTCTCTTTAGAGCCCCGTCAATTTTCCTCACCTTGATCAATGTATTACAAATTTTTTCAGAAAGTTCATTTGGTAACGTTTTCCAGATGCAATCCATTTTTTCAAAACTCTTGGAGACTGTTGAAGATGTTCACTTCACACGAAAGAAATCAGTAACAAGTGGACCCATGATTTTAGTTTCATCCAAATGAATTACGGTACAGTTTTCAACTTCATTTTTGGGAATAACTGAATGATATCTGAACGTATTTCCAAAGGCGGCTCTCTCCCTGGACCAATTTATATTGGAATGAATTTCATGGATAACTGTATTTTTAAATTCTTTGAGGTACTCCTCCATTTGCACCTTTGTGTTGAACCAACACGCCTTGTAAATTGGACCCATTTTATAAATAAAATTGCCTAACCCATCATATACAAATGAATCGGGGTCTAAAATATCATTACAGTGTCCCGATTTTGTTTTTCGAATTATTCCCAATGAGGGATGTGGGTACCGGAGCCAATATTCAAAGGTATTTTTTGGGATACCAGTATCATCCTCCATATAAATGTAATAATCGGCCCGTGGAGGCCGAGGTCCCTTGTCTATATACTCCATACATTTCCAAGTAAGTTCGTAAGGATGACTCAACTTTTCATAATAAATCCATTCCTCCGAAACGTGTCCTGGACACCTTTCATTTGAATGAATTATAATTTTAACGTCAAAGTCATCTTTCCATTCATCAAAATAAGACAGAGCTTCTTTGAGTATCCAGAAACGTTCTGTCGACTTTACGTGGAAAGCCACGTGAATTTCAACCTTCAACTTTACTAGGAAATTGTAATAACAGAGAACTTTATCGATAAATTCCCAATTGGACTTTTCCGCACACAATTCTTTTATGAGAATTCCATCCGCGTCATATGCATCAGCTTTGAATTTTTGACCCTTGAGTAAGCTCACATCAAAAACACATTGGGCCATATCTATAGATCCAGGTTGTGGGGTTGACCCAGATAATATTTCACCATTTCTCTTATTTCGAAGTTGATTAAATGTATAAACTTTTCCCAATTTAAATTCGGTGTTCCAAAAATCTGGATGAATGAGATTATCATCATCCAAAAAATAAACCAGACCCTCCTTTATTACATCGAGTGCCACATTTCGGTTTGGGTGACCCGCGCATCCCTCATCAGTACATTCCAGTTCTATTATTTTTGGGTCCCCTTCAAAATGTTTTTTAAAAAGAACTTTTCTACAATCGTATACAATGTACCACGCATTAATTTTGTCAAAATTGATAGACTCTTTAACTGTGGCTAAATTTTCAATTCGTGAACACGGAGTCACAATGGTAATTTTTTCCATTTATAAAAAGACTTTTCATTTCTTTATAACATTTACTACGTTTGTCTTTTTGGTCAGATTTGGATTCACCATAGCATTTGGTCTATAATGATTCTGATGATATTTCCAGATGGCATCTGATCCAATGCGGAAACCTTTTCTTATTGGAGCCTTGTAATAAAATACACAATCCTCTAGTTTATTTGATTTACTCGTATTGTCAAGAACGAGACACTCGTAATTTTCTGTGCATGCACTCATAACCTTGTTGAACAAATCAAAAGAGGGAAAGACCCCAAAGAAAGACTTGTAGAGTCTTTCTCTATTCTGAATAACATTTTCACGGAGCACAAATACATAATCCACATTTGCTCGCAGATCTGGACTCAGATCCATACAGTATTGCATTGTTAACAAAAAGAAAATCTTCCAGTGACGACCGTTCATGAAACATTGTCGAATGCAAGTATCCTTCATGAATGTCTTATTGTACATACAATCATCCAAAAGTATAAATGCTGGTTCCGTCTTGTTGATTGCAACTAGCTTTTTTTGTCTCGCGATAACCTTTTCAATTGTTTCTTTGCTGTAGTCTCCGTATATAAAAAGATCTGGTACAAACTGTTTGTAGTAATGATTTCCCTCTTCGGTTGCTGACATGACGACGCCAACTGGTATGTTTCGTTTGTGGTACAATAAATCGGTAACCAAAGTGGATTTCCCAGTTCCTCTCTTCCCAATAACAACACAAACCTTATCTGAACCAATCTTTGTCGGATCGAAACGTCTCAATTGTAAATTCATACTATTGTTATTCGAGTTTTTAATAATGGAATAAAAACTCACATACTATCAGGAACATGACGAGTGTCTACGGATCTACTACAGGACTTCAAGATGCATATCTTACAGAAAATCCAGAAGTTTCTCTTTTTTACCCAACTGTGACACTTGATCAACCGAACCACGTAGAAACATACCTCTTACCATTTGACACTGGAGACTTTAGGCGTTGTACAATTCCATACAAGGGAGATTACATCACGGACATCACTATCAAAATGTCTTTACCTGGCCTTGTAAATACAAATGATAACTTTTGGACATTTAGTGGAACGCCTCCTCCTGGATACGTCAGTTTTTATGGTTATACCCCTCAGAATAATATCTTTTCTAAAATTTTAAAAATAACACCTTCAAATTTTGATGTGAATCAAGTGAATCTTTTTCAGAACCAAGTGTTGCCTTACATATCCAATGTGGCTGCAGGTCCTGATTTTTCACTATTTACGGTGAGTGATTCCAACTACATATTTGTAGCCGGAAATAATTCAAAGGGACAGCTTGGGACCGGAAACACATCAAATGTCACCGCCATGATTAGTTATTTTCCTCCATTTAACATCCCAGTGGCAAAAATTGCATGTGGAAAGTCGCACACCGCCGTACTTGATTCATCTGGAACTATTTGGACCTGCGGCGACAACTCAAAGGGCCAATTAGGGAATGGAATCGTGGGACAAACTTCACCTGTAACCTCATTCGTACCAGTGGCAACCGGATCCTTTTTAGATATACAGTGTACAAATTATGCAACACTTATTTTGGTGAGCGGTGGTCAAGTTGCCAAGACTGGAACCAATGTTTACGGGGAACTTGGAAGTGACACAACAGTTTACTCATCATTTGTTTACTTGACCGATTCTGGATTTCCACCTGGTATAACAAGTATATCATGTGGTCCTGATTTTACTTTACTTGCAAGTTCTTCATCAGTTTATTCATCCGGGAACAATTCAAGTGGCCAACTTGGCAGAGGAAGTTTTTCGAGTTCCATTTTTGGATTCAGTGCAGTTTCTTACGAAACATCAAGTCCCACGTGGCCCGTTAAGCTTATGACTGGAAACGGATACTCTGTAATAACTGATACAAATATGTTATCTGCATGGGTCACTGGAAATATTGGTTTGAACAATTTCTCTAATTATGTAAATAGTTCTCACAAGTTTTTTAATGCAACTATTTATGGAGAAAATTCTGTGGGATTTTCAAGTGTCTACAATAATTTAACAACTGTAAACTTTATTTCAGGTGGTTTAGTTGTGGAGTATGATACATATAACCTTTACGCTTATCCACCAACCCACTATACTTATGTTGCTTCATATCCAATTTTTAGTTTTGGTACTGTGACTTTATTTGGTAACTCCATCATGGGTGATCTGACGAATGGTGCACTTGGGACGGGTCTCGGTGGGTTCAATACTTATAATAACATAATTGGTATCCCAGCTGTTATTAAAAATTATATAACATTTACATTTCCATTTAACACAGGTGCAATAACTACTGTATTTGATTCAATCGATGTGGCGAATTATTTTGGTTATGATTACAAAGATTTGAATATTTTACCAAGTAATTTTTATTACTTTGTGGGTTCCAGTACCCTCACAAGTACTTTGACTCTTAGACAATCTGGTTTTATCCAAGGATACGATGTTGCAGTTCCAAATACAAACACATACAAGTATCCCTCTTGGCAAAATATAATAAACTCTATGAGTCTTTACATTGGCAATCAACTTATCCAATATTTTCCTCAAGAATTTTTAGAATTCAAAAAGGAAATTTCAAATACATACAAAAATAGACCGATTTTAAAGCTCATAGAAGGTGATGGAACAATCGTTGTTCCAATTGCACGCACATTTTTTATAGACACTGGTTTGCTAAAAATGATACCAATACACGCATTAGGAAATCAAGACGTTCAACTTCGGGTGGACATTGGTATCCCGATTCCAGGAATGGCTCTTTCGACTCTGGTAACATATGTAAAATTGAAAGATGCATCTCCAAATACTGTTTACTCAATGGTTGTACCAAGTGTAACAACCCGAGATCCAAAGGGTCCATGTACAAAAATATTTTCATCTGGAACCTTTCAAAATCTTACTTTCAACGGGGAACACATGGCTGATTCAAACTCTTCAAATGTAGCCCCATTTGATTCCCTTTTGAACGTTCCTCTTTTGGGAAATTGTTATGTATTCGATGGTCCTATCAATTTTAGTAGAATTCGGGATATCCAAGTGACAAGTTCTCCAACCTCAAACATTTATTATGAAAACCTCAACGTTTTACAAATAAAGAGCGGCCTCGCCGGACTCTTATTTTCCTAGTAATATGTAATGAGTCTCTTCCCAGTGAGCACTGTACCTCATGTGAGTCCGATCCCACCTCCACAAGCTGGAAACACAGGGTACTGGGTGAATCAGTACCCAAATGTACAATATTATGATTCACCAGGTTCAACTACAGTTCCTTCACCAGGTGCCTTTAAGTCAGGTGTGGTGTCAGGGGAAACATTTGGTCTCAAACGAAAGACTACACAGACGATACAAATTAACTTTCCCAAGGATACATACCTCGGTACAGGGGACTACACTATTAAAATTCCAAAATTGGGAGACATGGTTACACGAATTCGATTGGCTGGTAATTTCAATAATAACACCATCGGAGAATCAATCATCAATCAAATTGATTTCATTGTAAACTCAAATGTCCTCGAATCACTCAAAGGCGATTTTATAAAAGTGGACACTGCGATGAATCTTACTCTCGAAAAGGTGGAAACTTCAAATGCACTCGTAAATGGAAGCTTCTCCATGATTGATATTCCATTTTACCTTGTTAAAAAAGGATTTTTCATGGTTTCTGAACCTGATATTCGGGTCTCTTTCAATGGAGATCCAACATTCAAAATTACAACTGGGTTTCTCCTTGTCGATTATACACATATTGAAAGTCCACCAGCGTCAACGTTTTTACAAAGAATCCGGCAAGTTCAGGATATTTCTGTAGTTGGAAATCCTAGTTGTAAAAGCATAAAGGTGGACACTGCATTTGTTGGACCTGTCTATCAAATTTATTTCACAGTTGAAAATTTAAATACGTCAACATTGGTACCAAATATTGCAAATGTTGCATTTTATTGCGGAGCCAACTTTGAGAGGTTCAACTTGAGCGGTACTTATTTATTGTACACAGAGCCCCTAAAAAGATACAAAGGGATTCCCGGAGTCCCAGTGTATCTTTATAGTTTTGCGTTGGACCCATCAAATATTCATGAGGCGTCTGGGCAACTGAATTTTTCTAGACTTGAAAAACAAAGATTTGAAATAACCTTGGTGCCCATTGTTGACCCGGTGAAAGTTACTATTTGGACCCAGGCTCACAATTTTGTATACTTTTACAATTCAAATTGTGTAACTATATTCAATTCAGCAGAGTACACCTTCAGTAATTCTCAATTGACAACAACAATTCCGAGTCTTCCCCTAAAACTGAATAATGAAGTTATAAATACATATGCAAAGGTGAATACGAGTTTTGGAACCCCGGTTCCTTTATCAAATACTTTGGCACTCACCCAAACTCTTGGTACCATTGATAATCAGGTGAAAAACATGGTCCTCTCAAGTCCTGGATACTCAAATGTCACTTGTAACATGTATCAATCTTCATGCAATCCATTTTTACTACAATTTCCTTTTAATTCTGCGATACCCTTAAAAGTTTTGAATGATCCTCAACTCAACACAGTTATAATTTTATTATCAAACGGTTCTATTATTGATCAAAGAAATGGAACATTCAGTCCTTCTTTAACAGGTACTTCTTTTGATATGGTACTCGACCTTTATGGAAATCCGGTTGTATCAACTTCTACTCAAATTGTGACTCTTCAAAGAGGCACATACACAATAAAGTCAAGTGTTACTGTGGGGGCACCCGCGGCTCTCTATTTTGATAATTCAAATGTATGGGCATCTTATTACTCAAGTCCAAATTGTGTACTTTTAAATCTAACAACTGGTTACACATTTTCCAATAATTTTGGTTCCTTTGGGAATTTGACTCCAAATAAATTTTGCAATTCGAGTGACTACGTACAATTTTTAAGTTCAACTGTGACGTATGTGTTTCAATTTTCAACAGGTGTCGCGTTCATAAAATATTACTACAACGATGGAACACTTTCATTTTATATTGATTCTAATGGACACCTCGTCTGTTCATCAAATCCAACAATAAGATTTTATGGGACCCCACCTCTTAATTATATATTTACACTCGACTCGTGCAGTAATTTCATTGTTATCGAGGCTGGAAATATACTTTCTAATTATACTCTGGGATCAAATTCTAGATTTTTGATAGGTACACGTTATTTAACCACTTTGGGTCAATATGGAACAGGAAATTTAACAGTTACAGGAATTTTAGAAAATCCACAAAATCACACGTATTTTGTATATGGGTACAACAATAGTGGATCCTCTGCAACAATAACACCAGGTGATCCTGCTGTCACAAATTATGCCACATATACAGTTCCTGATAATACTACATTTGTATTGTCAATTGATTCAAATGGACTTATATTTAATTACGCAAATGACGGTATCAATTTAATAAATCTTGAAAATTACAATCCGAGACCAATGTACTTTGATCCTTCCGTATTTTCTGGTCCTTTAAACCCAATAAGGTATCCTCCAGCATCAATGTCATCAAATGTAGTAACCTTTACAGGATATCAATATGGTTCAGGGACTTATACAATTTCTTCAACAGTTCCATCACAGACGAACAATTTAATCAAAGGATTCAATTGTGCACCAAATTGGACTGGGGGGTCAAGTGACTACATCCTTATTAAAGCACCATCGGGTATACCAGTGAATGGGGTTTTCATAGGGGGTGCAGTTTCAGGAACTGTAACTGTGAATATAGTAAGTGCAGATTTTATTAGCTTGTACCCAATTGCTTCAGGGACTTTAACAAATAACATTTTACAATTTAGTACAACGTATACAACTCCTTATCTTTGGCAGGTAATTGCATCAGGGACCCTAAATGATATTGCTTTATTATATATAGTATGAGTACCACTGTAGATTTTAACGGGGTCCTAAACGTCACAAACATCATCCCTTCTCACTCAAATGTAAACATTTCTTGGTCAACTTCTGGCTTTTCACCGAGTAGTACTCTTAAAATTTGGACCAGTACCGATGGGGTTTCTTGGTCACAGGGAGCAGTAACCACAGTTGGTGCTTTGAATTCAATACTTAATTTATATCCGACAAATTCATATACTGTAGCTGTAAATTCTACATCTAGTTCTAATATAAATTGGACCTTGACCACTGATGATACACGTACTTTACAATATACTATTTCATCAGTGGGACAATTTGTAATAGCATATGGATCTGGAAATTTTAGTGGTGGATCTCAAACTATAAATAGCGCAGTTACTGGTGTTCCAACAGGTACATCAGCAGCCGTTATTAGTATAACTGATGGATTTAACATTTTATGTAATTTTAATTTTACGATAATCCTAGCCTAATATAAGATGAGCACCCCTTTGTATGTGTCTCTCAATGTAGTTGGAGACCCTGTGAATGGAGACTACAATGACAAACATACAATTTATTCAGTTGTAACAGTACCTTCAGACAGTACACCTATTGTAACTATACAAAATTTAAAGGTTGTTGATCAAGCTTTTTCACTAAACTGGATTTATCAAAATCTTTCCCCAAATGACACTTTACAAGTATGGGGTAAAAATGCAAGTAAAGCAAGTTCTATTACTATACCTCGACAAACTAGTCAATTTTATCCAACACCTCTTCCTTTTACATTTAATATTCCATTTACGAATGGACTAACGAGTGGAATGCAAGTAGTTCTTACAAATTTTCCAGATGTACTTATTGAGACACTTGTAGGTGGACAATACATTGACTTACTTAATGGTACATTTACTACATTATCAGGAACAAATTCAACAAGTTTTATTATAAATGTTAATATACCAACTGGTACAACTACTATTGGTGTACCTGTTCCAGATGGAAATATACTTTTTACTAATGGATTATCACCAGAAGAATTTACATTACTTAAAACAACTACATGTTCCGCACAATATTTTTCTATCAAAAATGCTACTTATTATGGAGTTGCTTTAGTTGTCCCTGGTAAATATAATGATTCCAAAACTACTACACCATTGATATCTTCTGGCGCAGTCGGATCAATCACTTACGCAGGTACGAAAAAAAATACAATTCAATGGACAAGTAGCAATTTTTCAAATACAAGTAAAGTGAATATTTGGTTATTCGACGGAGCTAATTGGGCTATAAATACTACTTCTACTATTGGAGCTGGTGAAGCGAAATTATTAAATGTAAATGACAATCAAACTTATAGACTTGCACTTAATGTTGTAAATGATCCTTTGTTTAATGATTATAACAATTATGTGCCAGTTGGAACAAATTATGGTACGTATACAAATACTGGACTACTTACAATTCAATCAGCATATGAATCTGGAGAAAATACAATAATTAATTGGACATATAGTGGTTCACCAACTGATCAACTGCAAATATTTGTACAATTGACAGCACCTCAAGTTTACGTAACTTTACCTATTTATCAAGAAATCATTCTTGTAAATACAGTTACATGTGGAAATTCTGGTACAATACAAATTCCCAAACCAACTTTACCACAACCATGGATACGATATGTAACCAGTGCTTATAATTTCTATTACAATTTTCCGGAAACTTCACCTGGTTACACTGTAAAATTAGTTGTACCGAATAGTTATAACAATTCAATTACATTTATAAATCAAACAAGTTTTTGGCCATTTTATAACATTACACCTACAAATTCTGATATAGTTATTAACTATTATGCAGTTTTGAATAAATATAATTTAAAACTTTTAGTAACATACGAAAATATTTTACCTACAGATATTTTAGAAGTATGGTCATTTGTAAATGAAGAACCTACTCTAGTAAGTTATTTTATGTTATGTGATAATCAATATCTTAACATTCCAGAATTTTACTTTTCTGAAAAATTTGCACTCAGAGTTGCTGGTAAATATAACGATGATTTAAGAATTACGGATACATTTAGTTATTTTTATTTTGGAATTGATCCATTTCAAACGTCTATAGTAACATCCAGTAGCATACCTTTATATTGGATAAGTTCTACATTTGAAGCTGGTGATCCAGTATATATCCATTATGGAACTGGTGGAGCGCTTACAGATGTAGTAACAACAACAGTTGGGAACAATAGATACCCTAGCCCAGGTCCAAATACTATTTGTGGAACTTATACCCTTACTGGGTTACAACCAAATACAGTATATAGTATCATGATTATACCAATTAGTTTCACAGGAGGTGCATACAATATTGTTAGTAATTATAATGGTAATACTATTACCACTGCTACTGTTGGAAATACTATAACATATGCTCCCTTACCTGACGTTGTGGGGTATCAGATTTTTCCAACTCCTACATATTGTCCAGTGAATATTTATAATATTTACAATGTTTCAAATAAAACATACGTAGACTGGGTTTTAAGTTATCTAAATAGTAATTTTACATATCGTTTTGTGAATTTTGACGGCTCTTTACTAGCAACTGAAAATATTCCAGCCGCAAATAGTAATGTTGAAACTCCCATAAATATTTTTTATAATACAGGTACAAATATAAATAATAATCCTTTGTATCCTACAAAACCCAATGATTTTACTATATACGTATACGATACAAATCAAAATATTATATGTACATCCATATCATGTAATGTGACTGTTAAGAACTTAATAAATATAAACTCTTCTTACCTCACAAATGCAGGTTTAGCAGTTGTAAACTGGTCAACCGGGTTATCAACCTCATCACCATTCTCGTACACATTCACTTACAATGGAACAATTTTAGCATCTGGAACCACTTCAGAATCTGGAAGACCGATGATAACACCACTTATTCCCACACCCCCTACAAATAGTACATTGACAGTAACAGTTCGTGGACATTCCCAAACATTCACATTCAACCCAAATACCATTCCAATAAATCCATCTGGACCTGGTTATTACTATTATAATTCAAAACCAACACCAACACCGATATTAACCTATGATATTTCTTCATTATATACAACGACTAACTCTATTAGCTTTATTTTGACTACAAATGATACAAGAACTTTAAATTTTATGATAACAGACAATTCAACTGGTAATTATTATCTTTATAGTGTACCGGTAAGTCCCTCAGGATCTGTTACTAACGCGTTTTTAACGTCAGGTATACCTCCAGGAACTCATTCTTTAAATTTAGCTATAAAGGACAGTAATACTTATCTAGTTTACCAATATAATTATACTGTAACAATATAGAAATGATTTACATGACAGGACCTTACAAATATGATGACCTTCCTCAAGTATTTAAAGACAATATGAAAAACATAGAAAACACTTGTAAAGATTTGGTGGAGTACTATGATGATGAAATGTGTGAAGAATTTGTGAGAGAACATTTTCCAGAAGCTCTAGAAGTTTATAACAGCTTGTTCCCAGGAGCTTACAAATCTGATGTTTGGAGGGTGATGATCCTTTTGAAGTTTGGGGGTACATACATGGACATGGGGTTCCAAGTTGTATCACCGTTGGAGAATTATAAAGAGTTTGATTTTGTATCAGTTATTGATGGGAATCCACAATCAATTTATCAGGCTTTTATGTATTCCAAACCAAACTGTTTAGTTTTGAAAATGGTATACGAAATGATTTTACATAATTTAAAAAATCAATTATATGGTATAAGTCCACTTTCTGTAACTGGTCCGTATTTGGTTGGAGAAGCTTTCATGTTATTGAATAGTATTCAGGTTATGGATAGAGAGTTTTATGAGGCTCATGGTGAAAAATACAAGTTACTTAGACATGAACCTCAGTTGGTAAAAACATTTGATGGTAAATTACTATTCAAAACAAAGTTTGATGGGTATTATGAAGCTATATATCAAAAGAAAGATAGATTAGACAATGAACATTATTCGCATTATTGGAATCAACGTCAAATATATAAATTACCTGAAATTTTGATATTAAGTTTACCCGGAAGTCCACGAAGAGAAAAGATTTATAATTTTCCCTTTAAATTTTTTGATGGAGTTCTTATTAAAACAAAAGAGGATATGGAAAAAATATGTAGTGAATTTGGAATTGATTCGAAAATTATTCATCCAAATAAAAAATTTGGATCACTTGGTTGTTCTTTTGGACATTTATCTGTCATGAAGTACATAGTTGATAATAATATACCGAGATTGTTATATTTTGAAGATGATGTCATTTTAACTGATGATATTAAAATACCTCAAAATATTGAATATGATATATTGTTTGTTCATAAACATGCAAAAGATGGATGGGGGGCTGAAGGACAGGTGGTATCTTTACAAGGTGCCAAAAAATATCTGAACAATGCTGAAAACATTTTAAGTTCTGAACATCTTCATGATCTTATACTTTTAATACCAAGTCTTAATAATACTGGAATAAATGTACAAATATCAGATTATATTTTTTGTGAACAACCTGAAAATTATGAATTATCAGAAAGATTGAAGATTAATAGCAGTTTAAAAACTTGAAACTCCTTTTAATAAATGGAGGAACGACTCATTGAGTCAGCCACAAACATCATCCAACCGGTTCTTGAAAGTGCAGTCATCATCGCGAGTCATTATTGCAGAGCCACCGGACGTGACACAGTCACTGCAATGGATATGCAATATGGAATGAAATATGCAGCTCGACATGTTTTGGGAACCCGTACAGGGACCATGTTTCCAGAGGACAACTCTTCAGACTCGGACTCTCTCCCAGAACTTGTTAGTGACGAGGACGAGGACAACTCTGTATTCACCAGATATACAGGAACTGACAAAACATTCATTGAAATTAATGAATGTTTTGACACATGGGCAGAGTGGGAACCAGATAGCCCCGCTGGAGTCCTACTAAAAAACGCAATTGATAGTAATGGAGTTGGAGGGGTCAACAACAAAGAGTGATTTTTATTATCTTCTTGAAGAGGAACCAAGTGAAGAGGATCCAGTAGGAAACCCTACAAAAAAAGAATACAAGGAATTGGAAGAAGATTCATTTGAGGAGTGATTTCAACTCTGCTTTCAGTTTTGTAAGAATCTTTGGTTTTATCTTCTCTAAAAGTGAAAGTTGATTCAGAGTATCCAAATCATAAGAATCAAAAGATATGTTTAGTCCTTCAATATTTATGTATTTTATGCATAAATCAATACAGTCCCTACTCACTTTCAATCTTTTAAGTCGATTGGATTTCATGCACGCATTTGAATATTTTGTCCAAATACTACCAGGTCTTAATTCCTTCTTCTTTTTTATATTTGAACCCTCCTTTTTTATCAGACTTGCTGGTATCAAACAAGAACTTACATTGAAATATGTTACGAGATGCCATGATATTTCACTGTAAATATCTTTATCAATCATATCGGCAATTGAAAAGGAATTTGCAATATCAGCAAGTGTACCACATGAATTTGAATAATCTAAATAGTTTTCATGAATAATACCGAGTGTATTTCCATGTTCAAACATGACTCGATCCAAAAATTCAGTAGATGTTTTGTTTTCCCCCAGAGTCAATAAAGTAGACACATATGATTTAGGACAATACCGAGTGTCCCTTTCACTATCAAAGAATAAATGATCCAATTTGACAGTTGTCATGTTCCCATTTGTTTTTTCAAGTCTTTTCTGAACTTCACACGGTTTTATGCCAATTGATTCTGCAAATGATTCTATGTTAGGTATGTGTTCGTAATAAATACAGTCGGGTACGGTGCCTATTTTTTCATTGGAAATTATGTAAAATGGGTAATTTTTTCTGCCTTTTAATTCAGAAATTCCACTTAAAGTTTCTACAAGTTCAAAATCATCAAGGACCAGAGGAAGTTTGGAATAGTTCATACGTTGCAAAAAATCAATAGTCTTTTCTTTTGATTTCAGAATATCATGATCAAATGGAATATGAGGAATTTTCTTGAAAAATGTAGTTTTTCCGGTGCCAGGTGGTCCCCAAAAATTAACTATGCCCTTATCAGGAATCATGCCAGATGACGATACTTCTATTACTAAACAAATCTTAAATCTCATATTTGAGACGAATGAATTAAGAATCTTACTAGGAAGTTTAACTGGTGTTCTTCTTTTAATACTCATTTTAAACATCTACATAACTATAAAAATTAGTTTATGTTGAATGGGGCAATATTCGCCATGTCACTATGTTCAGGTGACTCACGAGGAGGCTCCATCACTGGTGGAGGTGGCTGCACCGGGGGTGGTGGCTTCATTGAGGGCTTCATCGGAGGTTTCACTGAGGGTTTCATCGGAGGCTTCATCGGAGGCTTCGCACTAGGTGAAAATTTTGACTTGATTCTAAACAACAAAATTATCAAAAGTGTCAGTATAACAACTGCTGCAACCCCTGAGTATACAACCTTTTTCATTATTAATAACAACCAACAATTTATTGTTGTAAAATAGTTGGCACTATTGTTTTTTGACTCTTGGTGCGTATCCAGACTTTTTACTGAACAAAATAAAGAGTGCAATGATTCCAGCAGCATAAACAATAAAGGGGGACACTGTGATAAATTGGATCAGTTTCATTTATAATTAAAAAAGATAATCTTCTAATTATAAATGAGTCATATCTTTGGTAAAATTTATGGAGTCGATATAAAGACCGTCGATAAACTCGATGAAAAGATGAGTACACTGGTTACTCAACTGAAACTGACAGAAGTATCCAGATGCTTTCATCAGTTTGAACCATTCGGTGCCACTGGAGTAATTTTACTCGCAGAATCCCATTTTTCAGTACATACGTACCCTGAGCATGAGATGCTCTATTTTGATTTGTTCTGCTGTACTCCAGACTTCAAATCGAGTTCAGGAAGTGCAGCAACTGCAATTTATAATGTTTTCAACGCCACCAAAATAGAATGGGAGTGTAAGGATCGATAATAGAAATCTCAATAGGAAACAAATAATAAATCTTCCCATCGCGAATACGGGCCCAATAATTGCCAGACCGTCGACCGGTACCATGTCGAACATATCTACCTTTTTCAATTTTACGATAGACTGGAAAATTTCCAGGGTAATTCGCCAAACTTGAATTTAGACGAGAATGTATGAAAGGTCCACACCCCCTGAAGTTAATCAGAGCCGAGTCTTCGTCAGTCTCCGTTGTATCATCAATAACAATTGCCATTTTATTCGTGTCCCTTGATACTTTAACTCCATTCAGATCAAAATTATGAACCCCACATTCTTTATTCAATTCATGCAAAGTGAGCTTCTTTGGCTCACGTCGCAACCTCTTTCCAAAGACTAGGGACAATACAAATACAAATGGAGCAAGTCCGGTGAAACCGAACATTTATATAGAATTGTTTGATTTGTTTAATTGAGAAACATTGAATCTCATATTCTTTTTGATTGGACTGCGCACCACCTTGTTTATATTATTGATGGTATTTTTCATGCTAGTGAGGTAATTTAAAACCTTATTCAGTTTATTAGGCTGCACATTTAAAGCAGAGTTTATTGCATTATTTGCATGATAATTTGAAGCGCGTCTATTACCATTTGCAGCTGCGTTTACCGCTCGGTTTGCGTGAAAAGCAACGTTATTCATTTAAGTTGAGTCAACAATTTTTTTCTGAATAAATTTTAACCACTCTAGACATTCAAAGATGAAATATTCATTTGTTGGGTTCAGACTCAAGTGACGTAAAGCATCTTTACAATTTAAACGCGCTAAAAAATGATCCTGCGTTGACCACACAGCATTTTCTATTCTTTTAAATTGTAAATATTGTGCATTTGAAAGTTTTGCAATTTCACCCGTTACGTAAAATTCCCTAAATTCTTCATGAAGAGTACCAAATTCTTCAGAGACTCCACCCGTTAAACTTTTAATCAAGTCATTATTCATTGTTTGATTAAAAGTTTAATTTTTTAAACGATCCTGCTGGGGGTCGAACCCAGAATCTCTAGCTTACTAAGACGTGTCATTTCATAGAAGGCTAACGCATTATCCAATTATGCTACAGGACCCTATTATACTAATAATCTTTTTCTTTAAGTAAAGTAAATGTCAAAGTACTTTGAAGCTAGAAGGCGCATATTAGAATTTTCCCTTCGTGAAATAAAGCGCGTTGAAAAGTTATTGTACAAGTTGAAGGATGAATACAAACGCACTGAAAAAAAGATATTAGTGGCCCGGAGAAGACTTAAGTACATTGAATATGATTTGCATCACAACAATAGTATCAACAATAAGAATAAGAGAAACATTGAAAATGCCATTTTAAATAATAACATGAAACCAACAAACAAGACAAGAAAATACCTCGACGCAATAAAGGATTATAAATCAAACATAAAAGAGCAAAAGGCTAGAATGTTTAAAATTTTAAATGACATGAAAAAATGTAAAAATAAAATACGTGAATATAAAGAAGATATAGTAGATGCAAAGGATGACCTTGAGGAACTCATTTCAAAGTTGAGACACATAGGAAAAATAGAACAAGCGCGCCAAATTCATAAGTACATCAGAAGATTCTCTAATTCTAATTCTTCGGCTTATAATTAATACAAAGTACAGCCATGAGAGCCAACACGATTCCTAGATACTGAACTGGATGTGTGAGACGATCGCCAAGAATAAAATATGCAACTATTGATCCAAGAACAACAACTGCCGCTTGCCAAATAGTATTCACGTATAACATACTACTGTTTTTCCTGAATATTCCAATGAGTAAGTAAATCATGAGAGCGTAACCAAGTACTCCAAAAATAAGATGTTTCAGATCTTTACGTTCTGCATACCACTTGACATGACAATTTCCGAAAATCTCTGCACAACAGAGTGCAGCCAGATTCCACATTTCTATTTACCAACAATTAAATCCAACTACGAAGTAGTTGTCTACTTCGTAGTTGTCTACTTCGTAGTTGTCTACTTCGTAGTTGTTTCACCGCTTCATACACGCTTTGGTCAAAGTTTTAATCTCATTTGAGATTTCAAGATGCCATGGGTACAGCACTAAAATCTGGAATGCGAGTGCACAGCATCCAATGATGAGTGCGGCCCAGCGAAGCTTATCAATCTTTTGCTTTGGGTCACTCTCATTCATCATCATTTATTATTTGAAAAGAAATAAATTGTTGGCTCAAATTAAATGAATTCAGCTTCACCTGAAGTAACATTACAAAGTGCAAAGGGAATTGGTACAGTACCTTTAGGTAGTCTTATAAGAATAGTGGACTTGCCTGAAATTGAATCAATTGTTGGATACAGTGGGGGTCTCAAGTCTGCGCCAACTGTTCAAGTGGACCACAAGGAAATTATAGGAAATCCATCTGCATCATTTCAAAGAGTGGTGGTGAAATTGAAAAGTGGCGCCCAGGCTATTTTTCATAAAAAAACAATTGTCATTTCTGGAAAGGGTCCTTGGTCCGAAACTGCAAAGGTTCTGGGAAAGCTTTCGCCAATTGTAAAAGGGGTCCATTTCGAGGTGACAAACACAACTGTCCGTTGGCAGCTACATAGAAGATTACAGTTGGATGCTATTGATAGAAAATATGGTAAAAATTCACAGTATAATCCAGAAACTTTTGCTGGACTGATCCTAACAATTAGGAATCCACTTGTGACTTTGACTCTGTTTAATAACGGTGTAGTCATTGCATCTGGAAAAGATCTCACCGGTATCAAAAAGAGGGTCCAAGATGAGCTTTCTGGATTCATTGGAGCAGTGAACATCGGGCACCAGGAACCCGCGCGTAAAAACCTCAAAGGAAAGAGAGAGGGTATGAGGAATGCAAGGTACCCAGTTGTCAATTGGAATGCGAATGATCCTGGGTACTATGTAAAACCTGGCCCAAATAGAAGACCCCGTCAATATAAGATACCGGGAAACCCAAAACTTGCAATTGCAAAGGTTAGAAAAGCATATGCAAATGCGGGAGTTCAAATACCAGCCGCAACCAGAAGAGCCCTTGGAATGTCACCTTTGCAGAGCCCTCCCAAAAGAGTGGCACCCCCAACAGTTTATTCCCCACCTAAAAAGAGTGCAGCCTCAGTATTAAACTGGAACGCAAATAAGAATGGGTACTATATAAAACCAGGTCCAGGGGGTCTTCCAAAGTTTTATAAGGTGCCGAAAGGAGTCAAGGCGGCAAAAAAGACTGTGCTCAAAGCATATGAAGGTCGTAGAATACCAAATAAGGTTCGACAAATTTTTGACATTACAAATGCAAATCTTCCAAAAGTTGTTCAAAATGTAAGAAACATCAAAAAGGATTGTTCAAGATTTACAGTTGTTCAATTAAGAGCTATACTTAAAGAACGTGGTATTGCATACTCCGGTCTGACAAAGGATAAAATGTGTGCGAGACTCAATCAGGTTCAGGTTCAGGTACCAACCAAGAAGGCGGCTCTTTCTCCAAACTTTACTTTGAATGGGGTTCAGCATTATGTTCTTAGAAATACAAAACAAATACAAAGAGGTGTTCAAAGAGCAAAGAAACTGGACTCTTTTGCAGTGAAAAATCTGAGAGGGTTTGCTAATAGACTTGGGGGTGCTCCATCAAAGGCGTCGAAAGCGAATTTAATAAAAATTATTCTCAAGTCCCCGTCCCCGTCCTCTATTGGATCAAGTTTAAATTCATTTGCCAAGGAATTAGAAGCTCAGTTTAAAAATATTGGAAGCAAAAACAAGACACCAAGTCCTAATATGCTCAATGCGAGAGCACAACTTATGTTTAGTCCACAGGCTGCTCGTGAATTTGCAACTTATTATAGATTACAGGGTAAAAAGTTTCCAAAAAATATGAATAGAATAGTTGCAAATTTCAAGGCGCTCAAACTCAAAGAACAACTTGCCAAGTACAAAGGGAATGTAGAAATAATGTGAGGTTAATTTAGATGAGCTACATAAGTGCAAGTGAACTCTACAATGTAATTAAAGGAGGTACTCAAAGAGCAAATCCTTGGGCCGGTATTCTTCAAGAAGATACGGAAAACGATTTTAAAAATCAAACTGGCATGGAATATGCATATGATGTAGTGGATGGGAGTCACTTGACGAGCGACCGTTTTGAAATGTATGAGTTTGTTGACAGTAATGTACCCACTCAAGTTCAGAGTCCAGTTCAACCGATCCCGACCCCGAGTGGTCCTTTACAATGGGCACCATATACCAAATATGAATTTGGTCAACTTGTAAATGACAATGGTATTCAGTACACAGTCAGCATACAGATTGATAATCCAAATGATAATGTAATCGCGCCACAGTTTAGTCGGTACTTTACACCCACAAACAATATACAAAATTGGGATCCAAGTATATATTACAAAAAGGGTGATGTAATTAACTATCAGGGCAAAATATTTACCAGAACCGATGTTCAACTTCCTTCAAATTCATCACCTATTCCACCAGAAGGCTCAAATATTAATTATTGGCAATAATAAATGCCATACAAGATTGAAAAACTAAAAAATGGGTACTATTCAGTGCGTACAGAAAACGGAAGATACAAGTCTAGACATACTACACTTGCAAAAGCAAAGGCTCAAGTGCGCCTCCTCTACATGATTGATACTATGGGTCCTCGTCAGATTCGCTCTCGTCTTCGTCGTCGATAAAATCCTTTAGACTCCCTTCAGTGTCTGACTCCTCCTCGTCCTCCTCTTCTTCCGCGTCAGAAGAAGAATCATCCTCTCCATTCGGGTCATCTGAATCATAATCATCATCGGCAAAATCATCAACGGGCTTTTCATTTGGTGAAAAACGTTCAGGCTTTTTTACAACTCGTCCGGATCGAGTGGTCAGTGTCATTTTAAATGTAAACTTAATAAATCTTTAATTATTCCTATTGGTAATTTCCGTCTCTTACTTTTGTACCCTTTACAATCTTCATCAAGACATCTTTGTTCTATGGTCAAATCATTCTTTTTGATGATGAAATAGGAATGATTTGACTTGTGTGCTCGATGGACCCGTTCGCAATATTTTGAATTTGTACCGACCCAGATGTCACCAGATTTGTTTTTGCAAAATTCAGCTCTGGTGATTTTTATGTTTTGGTGCCCCTCAAAGTGAGTTTCTATGAAGTGTTCCAAGGATGATTTTGAAAGTTCTAGAGATTCATTATCCACATTTTGATTCGCCAGGTTACTTTTTATTGAAAACATTTTCAAAAATTCAACGGATGGCGTCTTGTTTTCAAATTCGTGAAACGTTTCCAGTTGATCCACGTAACCAAATGGGTAATAGAATGTACTCCCTTCTTCCATTTTATGTGACCAGAGCATTCTTAGACCAGAACTAAAAGAGTCGATAAAATGGTCAGCCCCCTCAAAATGACTTAGGACTTTTTGTCTGAGAGCCTCTGCGGTTTTCAAATTTACATTTAAATCTGGCCAAACAAGATGAAATCCATACTTGAGACCCTTGTCTTTGATTTGTCTCTCTCGAGCCTTTGCTACAAGACATCTTCCATGCTTTACTATTTTACTTATAAACTTTGATATTTCAACAATGTCCAATTCATCCATCGAGTCAACATCTAAATAAAATTTAAAGAACTGTTCTCTTTTTTCAATTATGTACAATTTATTACCCATTTGCAAATCTCGTATGTAATTTTCAAAAAATGTGTCAGTGTCAAGTACCTCTAACGTACCTCCATTAAATAACATATGTGTTATTCCCATTTGTATAGAAGAGTTTTATTTTTTTAAGTTGAAGGACACTCTCTTTGAATAAAGAGCCTCCTCAAATTCGTTGTTTTTTATGACATGAACCGAAATCATTTTCCAAATATCACTTCTATTTTTGATTCCATGTATGGTGTCAAAATCTATAAAGTCATTTTCGTCATATTGTTTTTTGAAACGAATCTTGTTCTTTGTCATCATATCCTTGTTTATGTTAAACTTTGTAATAATCTTCTCCTGGTCCCTCAAAGTCATTTGAAAATCAAGTATGTATACATGATACACATTTGTCATTTCTGGATCCTCTTCATCAATTGTTGTAAATTTGTAATATGAATACGTTCCCGCCTTTATGTTTACTACACCCCGAGTCTCCTCTTCGAGTTCCCTCAGGGCACACCGTAAAGGGTTGTAAATTTCTCTTTTTCGACACCCCCCTGTAACAAAAGTCCACTCTTTAAACCGTCTATCATGTACCAATAGGAAATGAGGTTCATTATTTATTATATGCATGGGTATGGCAATCGCCTTATGTCTCATTTTAGAGCCCTACTAGGTACCAATAATAAAATATTTGGCATATTTTATTATTGTTTAGTAATAAATGAAGATGAATATGATTCTGCTCGCGGTGGCTATCATCGCTGTTTTTTTTATTCTTTATTCAAAGAAGAACGGTTACAAGACGGTTCCCCCTCGAGTGGAGGACAAGGATGTTGAGGTTGCAAGTGTTGCAGATGTAGCACTCAAGGGTGGTGCTTGTGGTGTCAGACCTACTCTTGTCTAAGAAGAGTACATGACTGCTCCCATTCCATTTTGAATTCTGAGAATGTTGTAATTGACGGCGTAGAAATATGAACCGGCACCGAGCTTGCTCAGTTGCTGGAAATTGGTACCAGATGGGCAAATAAGACGGAAAGTATCAATTCTGCTGAAATTCAGAGAACCAGTTGGCTGGTATCTGGCGGTATCCAGACAGAAAGGCACGATGGCCACTGGAATAACACCGTTCAGACCGGTACCAGCTGTTAAGCTGTAGTATCCATATGGCGTCAGGTAATACTGATTAATGTCTACCCAATGTGGTAACGATCTTGACTCCCCAATATCGTTACCATTAATCTGCATTCTAAACTGCATATTGGATGCAGCCACTGAACCTTGAGACAGATTTTGGGAAGTTACAGCTGAAGTGTAAATAGATGATGGGTAAATGTAGCATTGTGTAGCTGTCTGTGCATTTGCAGTCACAGTTAATGCAGTTGTGCCATATGTGCCAGTAGATGGGAAGGATGCAACAATGTAAGCATCACCGGTGACACCAGCAAATATTCCATTTGACTCTGGATTCGTTTGCTCAACAGCTGTGATAGTACCAATTGCTGCAGTGACGCCTGTACCACCAGCCTGTGGAATCACAATATTCCACCCAACCATGGACTCCGAAACTGCACCTGGCACATTCACTGAAATGTAAGTTGATCCTGAACCATTAATGAGTGCGGATGAACCTACACCCTGTGTTATAGGGATACCACCTGCAATAATGGTTACTGTTCCCGTACCGGTTAAAGTACCAGTTACACCAGTTGTAACATTTAAAATATTAGCCGAATTCCAAGTCAATGTACATGGATTTGCAATAGTACCCCCTGTAAATCCAGAAAGATTTGCATAGAATACAGAAGTAGCGGTAGATGGTATGCCATGACCAGTTGAAGTAACAGTTGTACCTGTCCCTGAGCCAGAAACTAAACTTACTGATAATACAGTACTATTGATTGCTGAGATGGAGTTGAAAAGAGAGTATGGTGGAATGAAAGTCAGCTGAATTGTACCTGAAAGAGTAGGATTTGCTGAAGCTGCGAGTGTCAATGTAGTTGAAGTTATGGATGCAACTGTGTATTCAATTACAAGCTGAGCAGCAGATACACCGCTTCCAGAAATAAATACTTGCCACCCAACTGCAACTGGAGTTGATGCAAGTGCGGCGATCGCAGCGGATGATGCTGTTAAAGTAACAACTGAAGCAGATGATGATGATACTACAAAAGTATTGGAAATTGGGGCTGAGAAATTTACGAGAGTATTTGCTGGCATGCTCTGCAAAACTGGTGTAGAAGTGGTGATTGTGCTTCCTGAAATACCTGATACATAAGTATTAGATGCCAGATAGTTTGGAATTGTTATACCTGCACCTGGTGCAACTCCGGTGGTATTGAGAAGTGGTATGGTGGAAGAAGATCCACCGGAATTGTAAACAGTGTTGTAGTTATTGGACTCGAATGCAATGTACTTGATGGGCTGGGACAGTGCAAACTCGTAATTGGACACGGCTGCAATTGGGACTCTGGTAACCTGTGTCATGAGCATGTCGTGACGATTCTTGGCGAACCACTCACGCTCCTCATTGTCCAGGTAAATGAAACGAGCCCAGGCTATGTACTGATCCCATGCGTTGGGGTTTGCCCAAGTGATGCGGATCTCAACATCGTGGTACTGGAGAGCAACTAGGGGGAGAGCGCTCTGCCACTCACGGCAGAAGAAAAACTTGAGTGGGAAAAAGACTGAGGAGTTCACATTAGCAGCCACGTAACGCTGGCTATAAGATTTGGAATTTACAACTGGGTCAATGTTGGAGCAATAACTCATATCCTGAGTATCAATAATCTGACCTCCAATCATGAGCTCGAGCTTGGAGATAACCTGATTCCAATTTACATTTACATTTGCGGTATTATTTGGATCATTCGCAGTGAGGTACACATCACTGAGAAGATCACCCTTTTTCTCGAATCTTAAGAGAGAGACACCGTTTTGACTTGCGTTTCCTTGAATAACCTGGCGTTCGACGTTCTGTGCATAGTGGGTATATCTCTTGAATGCCGATCTGAAAAATGAAATTTCTGGTGAACCGGATAGATAAGCATCCTGAACACCGACTGCTACAAGTTGTGTAATTCCTCCAGACATCTTATTTAATAGGTATCACTACTTTAATTTTCGGGAAAAGGTGCGGGGTTCATAATCGTTTCAGCCATTTGATAATGCTGACCAGCCATGACTGATTTACCACCGATGAGATTGAACCCCTCAATTGTATCAGTGACTACTGGGGACCCAGTGACTACTGGGGACCCAGGGGGCACCATTGGTGATCCGCCTGAGAGTGCTGAGGCAACTTTATTTTTCATTGCATTGACATCAGCTGTCATTGCTGCCATTGGGTCGGGCATCATCATCGGGGGAGGTGGTGTTTTGGTTGAACTACTCTGATAAGAAGCCCCTTGTATTTTACGAGCCATTGGTGAAGAACCATCCATTATTAATAGAGGAAAACAAAAGAAGTTAGCCTGCGAGACTAATTTTAAATGGATTTCCATCAAGATTGACATTCGCAATATCAAGTTTCTGTGTAAATGGATTCTTTTGAGCCTTGAGTTCGTTCAAGTCATTGTAAACGGGTTGCACGTATTGTTCTACCGTTCCTCTAAGAGGACCTCCAATACCAGGATGATCAGTTGGCACTTCTCTTCTCAGATTTGTAACTTCACCACCAGCACTTATTGGGTCTCCTCTCACATTCATCTTTTGACCATTACCGGCACGGTCAGGATTGCTCCTGTTTCCGTGCATGTGAGGAAGGCTTTTAATACCTGTATCCACATATGGCTGGTAGACATTGTATTGTGCTGGACCCTCAAATATTTGATTACCAGTCTCTGCACGTTTAGTTGGTCTGGTTGTATATGTGAATGTGGGTCGACCCTCTGGTCCTCTGATTGCGCCACCTTGACCCTGTGCGTTTGGTCCGCCAGTTCTGTAAGCAGTCTCCTTGGTTGGAAACTGTGTAAGATTACCAATAATGGTTCCACCATTCTTCACAACCGGATTTGTGGGACCTCCGTAATTTCCTTTAAGTGGGACGAGTCTCTCTTCATTTGGATTATTTGGGAGTACCCTGAAGAATTGTTGGAATCCACCAGTCGCTGGTACATCAGCGCACACACCGAGACCTCTCCCAACATTTGTTGGTTCCCCGCCTGGATTTAAATTATTCATCTTGTTGGAAATATTTTCACGTTCATACAAGTTGTAGACTGGTTGACCAAATGGGAATTGTACATTGGGGCTGACATCTTGGAGAGTTCCAATAATCTCTTGTTTTGGTTTAAGTCTAAAATCCCCTATACGACGTCCAATATCAGGTGTCATGTTATTGGTTTGCATGGCATCCTGATAATCGTGACGAGCAGCATTTGGTTGTTGTGGAACTGGTTTAGATGTACCCTTATCATAAAGTGGTTCCTCTACACTATTTACTTTATTTCCAGCAAAAACAAGACCCACTATGGCAGCTACTGTCCACGGATCCATCTATTAAATTAGACCAACAATAAAATTAAGTATTCTTAATATTTGCATAACGTTCTGCAAATCGTTTATTACGATCATCCGTATAACTACTTGGTGGGTTAAAGAGCATCACTGGGAATGTAGGGGAAACGTTGTACATTTTTGGAAAATCATAAGATTCAGCCTGCCAACCTTTATGATACCCAACTGTACTCACTGGACGAAGAGAGCTTTCGATGTCAACAACCTCCTGTAGATTCGCTAAAATTATCTTTTCAGAGCTCATTTATTAATACATACCATTATTTGTTCGTGCGGGTCCTTTAGAATTAATCCAAGCTGGTCTTGCATCTGGATCACATACCGAAGTGTCATCACGGCAAGAGGGTCCAAACATTGATGGGTATGCGCCGTGTAAAAAGTCTGCCAAATTGTTATTGGGCATTTTGAAAAAGTTGGACTGAGAAAACTTTTTATCCTCCATAAATGGGTGGATTGATTCCCACACCTGATTCGAATTTGAAGGTATACTTACGTCGCGTCCCATTGGGTAATTTTGCATAAGAGGATTTCCCATAAAATTATTCGCAGTGGCACTTGGACCTCCGTCTGGCATACTCACCTTGATAATCGCATCTTTAATCATGTTATTCTTGTACATCATAAACAAAACAAAAAGGATACCAGCTCCGAGCATCAGTATCCTGGTATCGCGTTTCAATACAAAAAGTACTACTGAAGTATAAATGACAAATCTTGCTGTTGCAAGTGCCCTCTCTTTTGGATCCTGTGACTTCTGGGGCCAAAAATCCATCAATTTTCTCTTGTCGAATAGCTCATCCATTTATTACTATTAACCAATTTTATTCAGAGTTTTCATAAGATCCATAATTGAAAAATCGTCGTCACCACCACTATTATTGGTCATCTGCTCGGCACACTGAGCCGCCATCTTTTCAATCATGCTCATAGTCTCTGGTGGAAAAGTCTTGATTGTGGTGCCAAAAACCAGCAATGTGTGTATGTACTGCCAAATTGCCGCCTTTGTATTGTCTGAAGACTGATTCCACATTGAAACTATATCAATGTCGGAAAGCGCAGGGATGTTCACACTGTCCTCAAGAATGAAAGACTCATCCTTGTGCATAATCTTATTTTTATACGGCTTGACCGCCTTCATGAATTCGTCTAGAATCTTCCCAGGAGTTGCTGTACGGACCACCTCAAATGATGCCTGAAACTTGATTACAGCTTTATTCTCGGGAAAAGTCAGGTTCAGTTCGGTTAAAAATTGATCCATCATATCATTAAAAGCCTTGACTGTGGTTGCCATTTTGATTAAAAGCGTTCACTCTCTTTAAACGAGTCTTAAAACGGTTCCTTTGAAATCTCTTCGAATCTTGCATTTCCGTAGTACACTATAAAGTACACCAAGACACCCACAAAGAGTGCTGGTTTTGTGTATACTGAATTTTTTACAGGCTTGTCCTTGTCCTTTTCAGTTCTTTGATTTGTAAAGTAGATGGCTGCAGCAGTTACTGCAGCTGCAAAAAGTCCGGCGTAAAGTGGATTTCTCATAAACTTATCCATTTATACTAGTTGGTTTTTTTTTCTACTGGATGTTTCATTGGAGCATCTGGGAATAGTTCAGCATCCTCCGATTCCTTTGGTGCCTCCTGAGAAGGTACACCGGGAACTTCCTTCGTCTCCGTCTCTGGGAATGGGGACTCTGTTGTTGGACTTACGGGTCCAGGAAGATCCTCGGCTGTTGTTTCGGCTGGTGGTGGTTCTTCTGGGTTTACAAGTCCCTCAAGAGAAGTCTCATCAGTCTGATCAATATCAGACATGTAATCTCTCAGAATCTCATTCATAGGAATAGAGTTTGTGATGGCTTTTGATATACAATAACGTATTCTCTCATCAACCTCCTTGTCTCTTTTTTGCTCATTGTGCTCCTTCATAACATGTGGATTTTCATAAAAGTTGTGAGCACAGAGAGTCAGGCACTCGTGAACAAATACATCAGTCGTGGGTGGCTTTATGTTCAGTTTGCGGGACTCTGAAGCCTTCATCTTGATGGCACTGGAGACCATCTTTACATACGCAACAAAAACTGAATCCTTGAGGTGTCCGAACCAGGTGCAGTTTTTCTCAATGTCACTCACAAAATTCTTAATCTGAGCACCTGTCAAATTGGGAACCTTTTTTAGAGCATGTTGGAAGTTGATCAGAGATGGTGTAGGAATTGTCCCGGGTTTATCGGCATCGATATAATCCATTGGATTGTTGTAAACTTTGAAGATGTAATCGGAAATGACCGGAGCGACTGCATCGCATATCTTATCGGTTGCATAGCGGATATAGTCCATTTATTACTTGGAAATGTATTTTTTTCTGAGCATATTCGCAGTCTTTTTCAAGTTGGCCAAAGAATCCAAATCAGTTGGTTGCTGTTGCTGAGGTGCTGTGATTTTCTTTATTTGTATCGTTTTGGTTGCATGAAGAACCCATGATACATGTATTATACCTGTGCCCATTATACTCGTCGAGTACCCCAAATTTTGCAATTGTTTATTTATGTAAACAGTTACAAAAGATAAATTATAACTTGGGTACCCAAATATCATTTCTGGAATTTCAACAAGTGTATCTGTTCGACCAAGAGAATAACACGTTGAAATTCTGTTAGAAGCCATGGTGAGTATTTTTGTGAGCACCTCTTTTTTGAGCTCTCTTTTTGCTGCATTCTTCTTTTCAATGTCTTCAAGTGAAAGAAAGGGCATCTTTCTTTACTATACAATTGCATATTTGTTCCAGATGGAACCCATGTCTGGTACCGGTGGAACCACATTCAAATTACCAAATCCAAACTTTTTCACCAGTCCTGAAAATGGATTTTGAAAACTTGAGGGAACACCTGTAGAGGTGGAGAGAAGTTTCCCATCCATTCCAACAGTTACATCATACTGGACTCCTTTGTAATTTTTGGAATCCAGAAAAATCATTCTACCGGCGTATCCATCTCCCTCCTTGTTAAAATATACAGTGGTCAACGGGTACAGTGTATTGTTCTTTTCCTGTATTTGGGTAATTGTATTTTGGATGAGGGTAGGATCTACAGCTTCAAAGTAGGACACTTTGGAAGTTCCCCAGGGGACCTGGTTCTGTGTTTTAAGATACATGAAAAATAATATGACTCCGAAAACTATCAAAGCTGCGGTCAGAGCCTTCATTTTTAATATACCCAAATACAAAATAAATGGCTGCACTTTTGATAGTGAGTGACCGATGTGAGTACTGTGGTCAGACGGTTGAATTTATTAAGAAGAATCCGGTCCTCATGCCTCTTGTAAATGTACACAATATAACTACATTAGGTATTCCGAAAAATCTTGTGGGTACTGTAAAGAGGGTCCCGACTCTGATAACACCTACTGGAGAACAGCATGTAGGACTTGAAGTTATTCGGTGGCTCGAAATGAATGTCCCTTGTACATTTGAAGGTGCATCTTTCAACAATTGCGGGGCTTCAAACTACGAAGAACCATTTGATGGAGTCGGAGACTCATTCCCACTTGATGCTTACGGAATGTCACTCTCACCAATAATAACACCAGCTCTTCAGAAAAAGATTGACAAAGCGGCCAAAGATGCCTTTGAAGAATTAAAGAATTCGGGTATCAATTAATTAATGAAGCTAAAGAGTATACAGGCTTCAGCCTTCAAATCTCTCTTTGAAGTTCTTAAAGAAATTATAAATGATGTGAATATTTATTTCGACTCTACCGGTGTTCATCTTTCAGCTTTTGATGTTGCTCGAGTTACTCTTGTGAGTTTGAAGATGCCTTGTGAAAACTTTGAAGAATATGAATGCAAAACGCCAGTGATTATTGGAATCAATATTTCAAATACATATAAGCTTATAAAATCTACTGGGAACAATGATGTCATACACATGGAGAATACAAACGAACACCTGAAAATTACTATAAGTAACGATGTCAAAAAATCAAAGAGTACTTTTAACTTAAAGTTGCTTGATCTCAATGAAGAGCCTATTGATATTCCTGATATGAGTCACATAAATTACACAACTGTTGTGCCATCATTTGATTTTCAAAAACTTATAAGGGACATGTCTGCTATTGGAACCGATATACAAATCAAAAGGTTCGGCACAAGTATAGAGTTTATATGCGATGGGGACTTTGCAAGTCAACAGACCCTCATCGGTGACCAAAATGACATCGGTGGAGCTGTTTGCGACGGTATTTTTAGTTTAAAATACATTTCGATGTTTGTAAAATCGACAGTTCTTTGCCCTTTGGTCCAGATTCATCAAAATGATGATGAAGATTCTCCTATAATTTTTACATATTCAATTGCAAATCTGGGACACATCAAATTCTTTTTAGCAGCGACGAATGATTAGTTGTCGTGTATCAATTTCTTGAAACTCCAAGTACTCTTCCCATGTTAACCTTAGGCCCATTCCGGAAAACATAATTCTAGGTTTTCTTTTCGTAACAAAAAGACCAAGTGGATTGAAATCATTTTGTAAAGGACCAGCAAAGGCGCTGACATTTTTTGTTTTGTCAACTCCTTTGTACAAAACACTTGATATTTTAGGATTTCTATTTGTGAAAGTAGGAGGCCATCGGTCCCCTTTTTTTAAGAGATGCTTTAAAGTCTTGTTGCTGTACTTGTATTCAACAATACAGTTATCAGTCTGGGTCTCAGTTTCTTCGAGCCAGAAGCCTCCCATTGAGTCCCTCTTTAAACTCTTTATTTTGAGAATAGAAAAGTTTGGTCTTACCATCTTTAATACTAAATTAAAGAGTAAAACTAGTATACCCATATAAAAGTAAGGAGAATGTTAGCCTTATATAATAAAAAATTGAAAGAACTGGAAGGTAATCCAAGTGCTCTTTATGATTACATGTCTCGCGCGGCTCCGTATGTTATGGCTTATGAAGAGACCAAAAACAAACAGGATATTTTGAAAGAATATATTGCAGTAGTCGAAGAGGGTGGTATATGCAGTGATGTTTCACTTCCCAAGAATAAATCCATATGTGAAAAATGTAATTCTGCAAATTTATATTACGATGACAATTCGAGCGATCTTATTTGTACAGTGTGTGGATTTGCCACTTACGAGACTGCATGTGAAAGAAGTTACAAAGAGGAACAAGATACTGAACCCAGTACACAATATTCTTACAAAAAGGAGAATCACTTTAACGAATGGATTGCGCAATTTCAGGCTCGTGAAGTTACAAATGTACCACCGGAAGTTTTCGATACACTAAGAGCTGAATTTAAAAAAAGAAAAATTCACAAATCTGAAATAACATATCCAAAGGTGAGGGATTCTTTGAAAAAACTTGGTCTCACAAAATACTATGAACATGTTCCATATATATCAAGTTATCTGAGTGGAATAAAGCCACCTGCAATGTCCCAGGAACTTGAGGATAAACTCAGACATATGTTTTATATGATTCAACAGCCATTTGAAAGGCATCGACCAGAAAATAGGAAAAACTTTTTGAGTTATTCTTATATTCTTTATAAATTTTGTGAACTTTTATCGGAAGATTCTTTTTTACCTTGTTTCCCTCTTTTGAAATCAAAAGAAAAGTTGTACGCACAGGATCTCATATGGAAAAAGATATGCGAAGATCTTCAATGGGAATACATTCAAACGATTTAAAAGAATTGATCTCTATTTATACAAGAAAAGATGAAGTCTTTCTATGCTGTCGTTTATGATACGGAGTCCACTTTCACTGATAAGATTATTCACTCAATGAGTATGATGGCTCTCAAGTTCTCATTGAGTGACGCAAAGTGGATATCAACCAAAGTGGATGAACGGGAAATTTATAATTCAGATTATTTTAATGACCCTCTTTTGGCCCAAAAGGAGAATGTAATGGAAAAGTTGCAAAAGGCGATCAAAAAGACACCTTCCGGATGCATCGAGTTTCAGCCATTTTCTTTTATGATGTCAGAGTTTGCAAAGTTTGTAAAGCGGTATGGTGGTATCGCAATTGCTCATGCTGCTGATCGGGACCTGGAGTTTATTGTGAATAGTGACCGTCACTTTGGAAGCTTGCTATTTCAGAGTGGGGACATTTCCAATTCTGAAAAGATTCCAAAGTGGGCCGATATTAATTTCATTTGTAGCCAGTATCTGATTTGTAATTCAAAGTGGGCTCGGGCCTATAATGATACATGGCCCCATGCTGATAATAAGCTCTCTACTCTTTCCAAGGATTTCAAGAAGCAGGATCACACAGCGGCTGGGGACACTGAGAATCTTCGGTTTGTTCTGGAACGTCTGTGTAATGTCTCAAATGGTGAATTTCTGGATTACCGAGTAAATCTGGTATTTGCGAAACCGATAGCTGGTATCCGCTAAGATACAACTCTTGCTTCTTTTGAACTGACATTGAAAAATCAAAAATATCAAAATCAATTGGTACCTCAATTCTTTTGAAATCTTGGTACTTTATTCTGTTTGTAACAAAACATATAAGAACAGTGATTAAATAATCAAAAAGCGTCTTGGGGTTCGCTTTATGTGAAAAGGAATCATTTGTTCTAATTTCAAATACATCTAACTTTCCTATAAATGGAGCACCTGGATTGGATTCAATTGTGCTTCCATCTAGATACTGTCCTTCTGATGGTGTAAATAAAAACGGTACAGATACTGTATACATCAAAGCAGTTGATACATCCATATCAGGGAATGTATCAATCGACATATATACAGTTCTTTTGTTGATTATGTCAAATGTAGCCACGTGAAACTTTACGGGCCAAATTTCATAAAGTTCTCTAAAGGTGATGTCCCGGAACCCATGTTCATCGGCAAGTTTTTTGACATTTGAACTGTCTATGAGACCCCAGTTTTTAATAAAATTTTTTACATGTATCTTTGTATAATCTGCAATATTTACTGATATGAAAAATTTAATAAGGCGATCTAGGTCGCCTTTAAATAATATGTAAAATGCAGCAATTAAAGCACCTGATGATGCTGATGATATTTCTTCCACGTCCTCGAGATGACCATGATCCTTTAAATACTTTAGGACTCCTAAAAACTTAAAAGCTATCATGGCACCACTCCCGATGATAAGATGCTTCATCTAATATTGGCTAGGGAATGATGATCTAATGAACGCATAAAGAACTGCGTATACAAGGGTGTGAACTGCAACTGCAGCAGTGCTTGTCTGGCCTGACATAAAGACACCCTTAGACCCTGGAGGCAGAGTCAGGAATACACCTGGCATCAGAATGATAAAAAGAAGCAGGGGCACAACAATGTCAGCTGTGGTCATAGACTTGACGTTCGTCAGGAAACGAATGATAACATAATACAGAATGCTGAAGATAAGGGCATTCACCAGAAGCGCCTTACCAAATACATGAGTATTCGTCATGTGCATAAATGCAAGCATACCAGATGCAATTATGGCAAAAAGAATGGCGGGAGTAAAAACTTTTGGGCTTCTGATATCCAACTTCATTTACTTGTAGAAGATATAAAATTCATAAAAAGTTTTGGGAGACCCAATCGAATACCAAAGATTCCAAAGAGCCCCGTCCAATTGCGAGCAGTTGTCCAATTGCGAGCAGTTGTCCAATTGCGAGCAGTTGTCCAATTGTCCCTCATCATGTGAATAGTACATGAATTCACAAAAATTTGTGAATGTAATACGATTATTCACATGGTAATAGAGCTGAGCATTTTCTTGAAGTGTAAACCAGATATTCAGAAGATCTACACTGTTGTAATCACAGTAATCTTCAAATGTAAAATTTTGTTCATAAAAATCACTATTATCATCATCCCCAGATTCCGGGTAATCTGGATCCCAGTACTGATCCGACCACTCATTGTTTAGACCCATTTTTCAAAAGAGACAAAGACGAAGTTGTCTTTGAAGGCGCGCTGTCTGCTATAGCTTTCATAGCACCCTCTACTTTAACTTCGTCTCCTGTAAAATATGCTTTGAGACCTTTCACAATCACATCCTTTGTAATACTTCCCTTTGTTTCCTTCTCACGGAATCGAACCTTCTTATCATTTAGTTTAATATCATCTACATCATTCTGTTTCATAGTATTCTTTATAAAAGTAGCAAGTTCCTTCTCTCTCTTTGAGAGGACTGAAACATCCTTACGTGCTGCACTAATCTGCGCCTTCAAACTGACCCATTCTTCAATAGTTTGCTTTAAATCAGACATTTGTATTTATTTTGGGTCTTGTCTTTAAACCGACTCACTTGTAATCTGAATCCTGAATCTCAAACAGAGGTCTCATCTGTTCTGGAACAATTGTTGACAGGTTAAAGATGCTCACTGGGTCACGGGGATTTGGTGGCTCGGAGCGAATCTGCCAGTTGGCGTTACGTAAAGTACCGCCAATAGTCTCTGGGTACCCAATCATGTTGCGAGGATCAAGGTAATTCTGATTGGCCAGAATGGTGTCAGTAGAAAACTGGCTGAAATCCTCAGAAACGGGCACCTCCTTTGGGAGCATACCAGCTGGAAGAGAATCGGGGGAGGCACCTTCTGAAACAGCTGGAGGTGCATCGTCAGATTGGTAAGGGGCACCTTCAAGTACGAAAGAACTCTTTACAGTCTTTGGCTTGATGAAAAAAATATAAATCAAAAATACAGCCAGGGCAATAATTGCCAATGTTTTACCATCAAGAGTCATTTATAATGCATCAAGAAAAATCTTCTAGATCCTCCTCTGCAACTTCATCTTCCTGAGCTTCATCGTCAAACATATATTTATTCACTGGTGATTTTTGTTCAGAATTTAGTATACGAGCTTGAGCTACTCTCCAAATGGGTCCAAAATTTTTCTTTAGGAACCAAATACCAGACAGTTCCACAATAAGATTACATTTGCAACCCTTTTGGAGCTCTTCGACCGGAATCTCCTCCTTGTTGGCGTTAAATACAAGTGTTACACACTTTCCCTTGATCTTCATGAGACTCGCCTCAAATACATCTGATGTTACTGAGTTTTCATACATTTTTGTAAGAGTCTCGAGTGAGATTGTCTTTCCGAACCAGTCCTCTGAAGACTCAGCAGCCTTTGCGAGTATCTTTTCATCATAGTCAGAGAGATCAACTGGTATTTTGTAACAGCCAGGTCCGACAACAGTACACCCATTCAGTTGTTTGAAAATACGTTTGTTGTCTGTGTCTGACATTTTCACAAAGTACCTTCCGTCACTGAGCTTCGTAGGTTTTTCAAATATGTGTGCCATTTATTATATATAGAAAATATTCCTTTATTACAAGAATGCTTGATCAGACGAGTATGCTGATGATTAGTCTTCTCATGCTTTCCCAAACATCAAAGATGGCTATATTCGTGATACTCGTTGCAATCATCTTCTTTATTCCAGGTGTTAAAGATAAGGTGTCTACATATATTAATAATGGCTACTCTGGACTCTTTGGAGCTCGCAATCAAGTCTCTGCACCGGGAAATGCGCAAAATCCACCAGCTGCTGGAGGACCCAACGGGGGAGAAGGCCAAGGTCCGTACGGCCAACAACAGTTTCAAGCGTCCACTCAAGGTTTCGGACAAGCTTCGGGCTTTTCTCCAGCTTCAGCCTGATGAGATGATTTCTCGGTCCGAGGTTACAAAGCGTATCAATGTGTATGCAGCAGAGCACAATCTGAAGAATGGTCAGAAGATTACCATGGATGCAGCTCTGAAGGATCTTCTGAACCCCCCAGAGGGCACCGAGATTACATACCTGAATATTCAGCGATACATGAAGGATCATTACATCAAGGATACTCCAGTGGTACCCCCTGTTCAGTCTCAGGTAGAAGAGCCACCAAAGAGCGGACGACCAGCAGTAAAGACTGGTAAGAAGGTTGCTTAAAGATAATAGTAAAGTAATATAAAAGATGGTGGTACCTATTACTCAATTGGAACTTGAAGGTATCATCGGTACAAGAATAAATAAAATTGATAATTACATCAGGGCTTTTACTCACAAGTCACACGATGTTAATCAATCATATGATAACTTGGAATTTATAGGGGATTCAATTCTTGGGTTTATTGTCACAAAATATTTATTTGATATGTTTGGAAATGTCGAAAATGAGGGGTTTTTGACAAAGGCTCGTACAAAAATCGTAAGAGGTACGACTTTATCTAACATATCACATAAATTAGAACTTTACAAATGGATCCAGATGGATGAAAAGGGGACCAGGAATGAATGGAATAAAAATCCAAAGATTTTAGAAGATGTATTTGAAGCTCTTATAGGCGCTATGTATTTAGATTTAGGACTTATTCGTACTCGTGAATTCGTATTGAAACTTTTAGAATTGTACCCAGTTGATTTTGACATCGATGATAATTTTAAAGACCAGCTTATGCGCACATGCCATACAAATAAACAGCCTTTACCTGTTTATGTACTTGATTCTAATTCAAAAGGTACATTTAAAGTGACTGTATACATAGATTCAAAAGTATGCGGAACAGGTGTTGGTCAAAATAAGAAACAAGCCGAACAAGATGCAGCCCGTGATGCACTTAAAAAGATGTTACGTTGTTGAATGAATGGGTCAGATTTGTCCAATCGTGCAAAAATTGTTGAGTGCTGCTTATGATGAGCAGAGAAGTCAGGAATGGTTTCAGCTCCGTGGTAATCTTCTGACGGCGAGTGATGCAGCGGCAGCCCTTGATCTCAACTTCTTTAAAAGTTCGGAATCTCTTTTGATTGAAAAATGTGGATTCAAGAAGAATTTTACAAATGCCAACATAGAGAGAGGTATTCGTCTTGAACCCATTGTAAGAGACATGTATGATGAACAGTATCAGAAAAAATCCCATGAAATTGGACTCATCGTTCACCCTGTTCACAAATGGCTCGGTGGTTCAGCCGATGGAATTACAGAAGATGGGTATCTGATTGAAATTAAGTGTCCCAATAAGATTTCACCAAAAGTTCCTGTGTATTATCTTCCTCAAATTCAGATACTTATGGAAATAACTGAATTGGAGATTTGTCATTTTATACAATATCACGAGCCAACTGAAACTTTAAAGGTTATCGAGGTCCCAAGGGACCGGGAATGGTTCGCGGCGCACCTTCCAAAGATGAAGGCTTTTTGGGATCGCGTTTTAGAAAAGAGAAAAAATGGACTTTGCGAAGTTCAAATCTGAGCCTCCAAAGTTGAAACGATATCAAGACCATAAATAACAGGCTGAGAACAATAATGTACCCCATTGTACATTACAGTTTCAGTGCGAACCTCAATGTCACGACTGCTAAATGGTGCTGCATATGTATCTTCGTTGAAACCGCGAGGACGTGTAAGGTTGTTTTCTTGACAATGAGACATGAAAAGATTGACAAACACCTTTTGAGGAACAAATAACAACATCCCAGATGTTGGAGACCTCCCATAAACAATCTTCTCGGATCCAAGAAAATGGACCAAGGAGTTTGTCGTGGATGCAATCTTCTTTCGCATCTCTTTGAAATAGTGTGGCAACACATTCCAGACGTCTTGATTCCCGTAGAGTGATGTGTATTCGAGGTACGCCTTGACACACTTTTGAAGTATACACGCAAGTTCCATTTCGAGTTTATCCTCCAATTTTGGATCCGCATTCAGAACCTGTTTAGTAAAATTCCATGTTACAATTCGACGCTGGATACTTCCAGAGTTGTCTTTCCAATTTGGAACTTCATTTCCTGCAAGAATTCCAGGAGTCCTCCACTCTTTTGTGATGGCCTTTTCATTCTTTACAGCAATTGAAATATCCTCCCCCGAAACCATCGACTGAAACTCAGCCTGTTCAAGTGCAAGGTCTCCCTTGACCTCTGGGCCAATAAACATCAGACAATCATGAATACTTGAGAGACCAAACTTCTTCTCCATATTATTGGACAAAGTCTTGACATCCTCCGTTTCATAAAACTTTTTGAGCGCCTTTGTGATCAGTGTACTCTTTCCAGACCCAGCAATACCCTTCAGAAATGGAATCACTTGCCAACAGTCAATAGTGTTCAACTCAAAACACAACCGCCCAGCAAAAACGTAAAACCAACGGCACACATCCTCATCAAACTTTTGATAATCAAGAATGCTCTGAAAATATGGAGTTGGAATTTGGTACCAATCATCAGGGGGACACTCTAGAAAGTCCAAATCAAAATATTTACAAGATACAACTGGGACATCATCCTCAGATCCATACTTGTAAAATTTATCAATACGTCCATTGTAAATTCCATTCCGGAATGACCAAACATTTCGATCCTTTTTAATTTCAGGAAATTGGATATCCTTACAGACTGATAGAAATTTTATGCATTCGCTGATATTTCCCGCCTTTGCAGTTGAATTTTGCCACATGTCATACTTCGTCTCCTTTTGAAGATGAGAATAAACAAATTCTTTGAGTTCCATTACAGTTTCCCAGGCCCTCGTTGGCTTTTTCTCAGGTGTCAAAATTTCTTTACAACAGGAGCCCTTGTAACGAGTGTACTTTTCCCTTTGCAGACTATCCAGCATATACAAAGTCAACTTTTGGTAAGGGGTAAGATCATCTGATCCTACTCCTATTGTAACAAGTCGGAAGAATGAACCATCAAAGGTATCAGGAACAACCGCCGGATCTTCCATTATATTCATCCATCTGAATATCAGTTCATACTGATTGTCTACATGAGCCATGAGACGGGTCACCCGAAATTCAGCAGGGAGTGCATCAGGGTCCCCGTTGGATTCCTCTGATGTATTCATTTTACATTCATGGAAAATATCAGACAGGTCCCTGAGGTACCTCTCTTTTTTTTCTTTCATCTTATCAAGATCTACATCATTTTTAGGCATACCAAATTGATCCAATTCATCAGGACCGAAATATGTTTTGAATGAATTTGTAATTGCTGTATATTTGTCAACGTTTGATCCAAAACCAGAAAGCTCTACGTAACTTTGAATACGCTCTTCCATTTATGATTACTGCGAGATTATTTTTTAAGCTTTACGACTCGTTGAGTCGGTCTTACTCAGAACAGTCAAAATCTTAATCAGGATTTTATTCTGCATCTCCATTTGTTTTACAGCAGAGGACATAATATCAGCAATATTGTCACCCTCCTCATTTACCAGATAATTGGCAAATGGATCCCCCTCCATCATTTCCTCCAGCTCTCCGTCATCATCGTCTCCAAGGACTTCATCATCATCCTCCTCAGTAACCCGGTCAGCAGGGCGTTCTTTGGAAGTGGACATTTCTATTTGTATTGTTTTTTTTTCATGCGGTTTGACGCGTGAAATTATTTTCTTGGCTCATTCTAAAATGGCTGGAGGATTAATGCAACTTGTCGCTTACGGCGCCCAGGATGTCTATCTGACTGGGCAGCCCAAGGTTACCTTTTTTCAGGCGGTGTACAAGCGCCACACCAACTTCGCAATGGAGAACATCATCCAGACCGTGAACGGTTCCGTTGCTGGTGGTAATCGCGTGTCTGTTACCATTGCACGCAATGGTGATCTGATTGGTAACATGTATGTGTCTATGGCACCAATCGTTCTCAACGGCTCTGTCTACCCCCTGTCACAGACATCTACCAATGCAACTCCAGATTACAACTGGATTGCCGAGCGTGCCATCGCCGATCTGGAGCTGACCATTGGCGGTCAGCGCATTGACAAGCACTACCAGGCTTGGTGGCGTCTGTATTCTGAGGTGTTCCTGTCTGAGATGGACAAGGATCAGTGGGCAAAGATGACAACCCCATCCAACGTCCAGTATACCAGCGGTGGAATGTCCGCAACTGATATCCGCGTAACTCTGCCACTGCTGTTCTTCTTCAACCGCAACCCAGGTCTGTACCTGCCACTGATTGCTCTGCAGTACCACGAGGTTCGCCTGGATTTCAATCTGTCTACTCTGTACGGCAGTTTCTTCACCAGCACATTCGAGGTCTGGGGCAACTACGTGTACCTGGATACTGAGGAGCGCCGCCGCTTCGCCCAGAAGGGTCACGAGTACCTGATTGAGCAGGTTCAGCACACCGGCGCTGATAGCATACTGCAGTCTGGAGCAACTTATACCACTTCTCTGCAGAATCAGCTGATCCGTCTGTCCTATAACCACCCAGTTAAGGAGCTGGTCTGGTGCTACACGAATACCAACTACCCAGGAACAACTTCTTCTCCATACAACTACAATTCCATGTGGAACTTCTCTTCCAATTGCGCAAATGTGAATGTCACTTCCAACCTGAATATCTTCAACCTGACAAATAACTTTGTGCAGCCCCACATTGCCGGTACTCCTCACCTGTTTACCGGTTTCAACATTTCTTCAGCCGGCGTGGTAAGTAACGTATATAGCGCCAATTCTTATTGGTCCGAGGATGGTTCTATGACATCTGCTGCTCACCCAGTAACGACTGCTGGTAACATGGGCATTGAGGTGGGTCCTCTGTACCAGTTCAAGCTGATTCTCAACGGCCAGGACCGCATGGCCGTCCAGCCAGGTAAATACTACAACGTCGTGCAGCCATACTACTACCACACCGGAAACCCTTACCCAGGTATCTATGTGTACTCCTTCGCCCTGCAGCCAGAGGAGCACCAGCCAACCGGAACCTGCAACTTCTCCCGCATCGACAACGCCCAGGCCTATGTCACCCTCAAGGCTGGCGTTTCTGCTACACAGATGCGCATGTTCGCAGTCAACTACAACGTGCTGCGCATCCAGTCTGGAATGGGTAAAGGATTTGGCCACGCCATAGCGTGCTGCTAAACCTCCACTGCTCATAAAAGTAAGTGAGTCGGGCTTCATCCACCCGAAGAAAAATCCACTTGCTAGTCGCATCATCACTCGGTATTTATTTACCGGCGGCGAGACACCTTGTTGTTCGGGAAACCCCTTAGAGCCTTACGTACCAAGCCATGTGGTGAAAACCACTGGTGGCCAGGATTGGAACCTGGGTATGGTAATAATCGTAATGGATTGGGCAATCCGCATGCTGACCACCTTGAAGGGTGGGGCGTCAGAGACTGAACGGGTGTCGGCTTCCACCTCAAAAATGAAAGATTTTTGAGTTACTGGGGGCTTAAGATACAGTCCGTCCTCTGGGGAAACTCAGGGGGTGCCATCGGGTTTGGCATTTAGTAATTAGGGGGTGTATATCATTCACCTTCTATCAATTAAAGAAATGGGTTGCTTATACATTAAATGAAAAAATGTACAAATTGTACAAGGGCCGAGCAACCTTTAGATCAATTTATAGGTAACAGAGGTCAAACTTGTTCTACATGTAAATCGTGTAGAGATAAGTGCAATAGAAATTTAAATCCTAATAAACCTAAACCTTCAAAAGAAAAACAAAATGAATATTGTCGTGCTTCAAGGGCGCGCAAAGCAGCCGGTGAAATACCAAAAGAACATGATATGAATCAAGAATGTAAATGGGCAAAAAGTGAAGAAACAAAACAACGCATATCTCATTGGAAAAAATTAAATCCATTTGAGAGACTTGGCCACTCAAAAAGAAGTGCAGCTAAGCGTGATCATCAATGGTCAATAACTGATGATCACGCCATTCAAATGATGAAAACTCCATGTAATTACTGTGGTCACCTGGATTTAAAAGTTCGTTTGAATGGTATTGATCGTGTAGATAATTTAAAGGGGTATGAAGAAAATAACGTTGTCCCATGTTGTAAAGATTGTAATTATGCTAAAAGAGATTTAACAGTCAAACAATTTATTGATATGTGTAAAAAAATAGTCGAACATCAGAAAACAAACTTCGCATAGCTCAGTGGTAGAGCGGTGGATTGTAGCTCCATTTGTCACTGGTTCGATCCCGGTTGCGGAGACTTTAAAAAAATAAGACAACCCAGACCGCGTGGTTTGTCTTATTTTTAAGTTGTATACTTATAACAAATGAATAACAAAGCTATCATTGGAGGCGTCGTAGCCGTTGTTGTTTTACTTTGCTTTTACTTCTTCTTTTCAAAGAATAAGAAATCAACAATGAAGAAAGCTGACACAATGGAGGAGACTCCAGTAGGTACAATTTATGGAGTCATGACTTGCCCTCATACAGTAAAACAAGTTGAAAAGTTTCCAGGATACAAATTTGTAGATTGTTCAACCAATACATGCCCAGAAATCGTCAAGGCGTATCCAACATCAGTTCACGCAGATGGTCGTGTTGAGATTGGTACAGCTCCTTAAAGATTTCAGGCTTTTGTAAAGTAAATGAGTCAATTTGCTCGTCTCGTCGAACACATGGGTTCAGATGATTCAATTGTTCAGGCTGCCAGGATTTCTTATAATGAGGCGGGTTACGCAGAGGACCCAGTAAAGACCCGTCATCTTATTCGTTACCTCATGCGCAACTGGCACACGACACCATTTGAAATGGTGGAGTTTAAATTTCACATCAAGGCACCTATTTATGTTGCCCGTCAGTGGTTACGTCATCGCACCGCAAGTGTGAATGAGGTATCTGCCCGGTATACCCAAATCAAAGAAGATGAATTTTATGTCCCCATTGAATTCCGAAAACAATCCAAGACAAATCATCAAGGAAGTGACCCCAGTGACCATTTTGATTATCAGAAAAATTACCAATTTAACGAACTTCAGTCAGCCACTTGTAATGCTGCATTTGAAAATTACAAGCTTCTTTTGGAACATGGGGTTGCAAAAGAATTGGCTCGCGGAGTTCTTCCAGTGTGCACCATGACTGAATTCTATTGGAAAATTGATCTTCACAATTTGTTTCACTTTTTGCGTCTGAGAATGAGTGATCATGCCCAACTCGAAATTGCCAACTTGGCCAAAAGTATTTATGATGTTATCAAACCAATAGTCCCGATGGCCTGTGAGGCGTTTGAGGATTATCGTCTAAACGCAGTGACTCTTACCGGACCAGAAATACTTGCCATTCGGTCCGGGGACTGCACAGCTCTATCAAAGAGGGAACAAGATGAATTTAAAATTAAGTGTCTCCAAATAGGTATAGAATGACGACTGTAACCAAAATATTGTGTGGGACAAGTGATCATAGGTATTATATTGGAATTAATGGAATCGAATACAAGGTTCCTTTTAGATACAACCGAATTATGTGTAAGGTTCCAAAGGGTCTAAAGACTCTTTGGGAACTCGAAGTTGGGGATCCGGTTTCAAACTTGGAGGTTCAAAAAATTGTATGGAATGAAAAGACATACTTGGTATTAAAATCAATCAACACTTGTAAGGAAGGATGACCGACTCAGTGAGTCGGGACTCAGTGAGTCGGGACTCAGTGAGTCGGGACTCGAGGAACCGGGACTTGAAATTAGCTCTGACCGTAAGAGCCGTTGAAAATGCAATGGGTCTCGGAAGACCAAAACCTTTCAAAGTTTATAGAGAACTTCCAAATAAAAAACTCATAATTCCTAGATTTTTTGATACATCATTGGTACCTCATAAAATAGCAGAAGGTCAAGATGTATCATTTTCTTTTAACTGCAAACTTCGTAAACATCAAGTAGACGCAATTGGGGCATTTAAAGGAAATGGCGTCCTTTGTCTCCCATGTGGGCAAGGTAAAACATTGACTGCAATTGCAATTGCTTCAAAATTGAAGAAGAAAACTTTAGTAATAGTTCACAAGGAATTTTTGGCGACTCAATGGATTGACCGAATCAAGCAATTTACATCATGCACAAAAATTGGAAGGATTCAAGGGTCTCTCTGGGACACTGATTCTGAATTTACAATTGCAATGATTCAGACTCTTTGTACCAGAGAGTTTAAGGAGGATGCTTTTGATATTTTCGGAACTGTTATTATTGATGAAGCGCACCACATTGGAGCGCCTGCGTTTTCCCAAGTGATGTTGAGAATGTCCCCAAAGTATACACTTGGTCTTTCCGCAACTCCTGAACGTAAAGATGGACTCACAAAGATACTTTACTGGTTCTTGGGTCCTGCATTTTACACCATGAGCACCGATTCTGAAATTGAGTTTTCAATAAATAAAGTGGAGTTTGATTATCCACCTTTATTTAGAGAAGGCCCGCACCTTACACGTTTTGGAAAGATTTGTATGAGTACTATGGTTACAGAACTTACTCTCATACCTGAAAGAAATGCACTTATCCTAGAACACATTCGAGACGCCCAAAAAAGAGGCAGAAAAAGCCTCGTTCTTAGTGACAGAAGAAGTCACTGTGAGTACCTGTATTCACAATTGGACCCAAATATTACTACAATTTACATGGGAGGTTACAAAGGGCACCCTGAAATTGGAGGTGGGACCCTCATATCAACATTCAGTTTGGCATACGAGGGTCTGGACATACCTGAACTGGATACATTGTTTTTGACTACTCCACACTCTGATGTAAAACAAGCGGTTGGAAGGATTACCAGATCGAAAGGCCTAACGCGTGAAATTTGGGACATTGTAGATAATTGGTCCCTCTTCAAACAAATGTGGTACAAGCGAAAAAAGATTTATGAACCGGACAACACCCCAGTGTTGGTGGATCAACCATGTCTCTTCTCTTGAATGAGACCCATAAGTATAAGTGCACCTATAAACATAAAAAGTATAATTGTGCATTCAGTTTCCTGTTGAATTGATTTTGGTACATGTTTTATAGGTGGAGGTGCCACGTCCTCCTCCAAAAAAGTGTACCCGATGCTCATTTACTGTAATACAAGTTCTTTTTTGGAACTCTTTCCACGTCTTCTCTTTCTGGGTTCACTGGACCCGGTGTCAACATCTTTAATACCACTTGATGCTATTGAGATTATGTCAGACATTTCCTCTTCACGTGCCTGAGATAGAGAACTCATCAAAGAGGTCAGATCCATCCCACCTCCTAGGCTCGAAAGGTCAATCCCTGGTCCACGCATCTCACGACGGTCTCCAGCGGTTGCACTTGGCATACCTGGTCCCCCAAACACATTCTCGGGCTTTTTGGGTGGTGCAAACTTCTTGAACATGGACTTGCTCAGGTGGAACATCATTGCCGAACCTCCCACCATAAACATGAGCTTAATCTCAGGAGCCACATTCACCTTTGAACGGTACTTGGCAAAGAGCTCCTCAAATACAGTGTCATAGTCCTCCTGGGACTCCATGATATTCTCAGACCATCCATCGAGTTCCAGGTCAAATGGATCAAACTTTTTATTCAGAAACTCGATACCCGATACACATGCAATGAGCATACGTCTCTGAAACTTTATGGACTGATCAACCTCAATGGAATATGACATGCGCTTAAACTCTGTGCGGATATCCTCAACATTTGAATAAATAGTCAAACGAGCACTTGACTGAATACCCTTTTTCATCAAACGAGCAATCTTATTCAGTAAATCCGCCTTTTCGTCATCAATAGTCTTGTAGCCTTCAGAGGGTCCACTCACATTTGGTCTTTGCTGATACTCTTCATTGGGATGATCACCTCCGTCCCACTCCTCAGCTGGTGGTGGACCGGCACCCTCCATCTTGGTATCATTTACAAAGGCGTCAATGTCATCCTCTTGATCGTCGCGAAATGCAACTTGTTTACGAAATGCACGTCCGGGCTGAGGGCGTCTTGGTGTCTGAGGTTCATTATTTGCCTGGACAACATTAATCTCATCCATAAGAGCTCTCTCATCCTCATCAAGGTCAAACTCCATCTTATTAGTGTTAATAAAGAAAATGTCTTTAAGACTAACGCAGTAAAATTAAATTGTAATCACATTATAAATGGCTCAGTATGAAATTATTATTTTGGTACTCATCAGTTTAATTTTTATAAAACTCTTTTTTCCATCTGTAATTTCTAGATACACCGGTGCTCCCATTAATATTTCAGGAACCGGTGCCGAACCAGGCGACTTTTTCAAACTGAAGGAGAGTCTTCAGTGTGCACCTGGTCCTGGGGCAAAGGCTGCTTACTATAGCCGTAGCGATAATGCAGGTGGTGTTTGTGGTGACCAACAGTTTGTGAATGATCAGATGAGAAAATTTAATATCATGGATTAAGAATGAGTACTACTACTTACTATGTTCACGTAAACTCAGCAAATAGAGATCAAATAAAGTATCCTTCAGGAAATACATATTCGATGTATCTTACAAATCCAGTAAAAAATGTAAAACAAGTTGAAGTTATTGTGGCTCGCATACCAAATACGCTTTATAATATAACATCAAGTGGTTCACCACAAATTATATTTAACGGTACTACAAATATTACAATTCCAGTTGGATTTTATTCTGATCCTACAACATTGGCGAATGTTATTCAAAACTATTTATTAAGTGGACCTTTTACATGGCTTCCAGCAGAAGGTAAATTTCTGTATTTATCTGAAAATCCAGATACTATTCAAGTTCTCACGGATGATGTTGCCACTATTCTTGGATTTGACTTGAATGTACAAACGGCTTCTTTAATAAGTAGTGATCCTTCAATTTATGCACCAGGATATACCTATTTTATTAAATCTCAATTTATTGGTGACATGACCAAAAACGATTTCATCTTTTTAGACATTCCCGAATTGAGTCACACAAAGTTTCAGGATGCAGTGTCAAACCCTCAAATGACAACGAGAACAATTGATCAAAATGGAAATGTTGTTAACATTTCTACAGGAAACGGTAAACCAAGTCTCACAGGTGTATTTACGGGTATAACAATGGATGTTGCTCCAAATACAGTAAAAATTTTCAAAAATAATGATTACCCAATTTCAATCAGTTATGATCCACCGCTTTCACAGGTTTCAATTTTGACGATGAATTGGTACGATAAAAATAGAAACTTGGTAAATTTCCAAGGACTTGAGGACAATGCTGTCATCTTGAGATTTACAGTAGACAAAGATCCACCAAAAGAACTTGATTGGATTGATGAAATAAAAGAGAAGCAAATTGAAACTTTGCCCGCTCCACCAATTCCAAAACCAATCAAGGAGAAGAAAGTCTGGGGAAGATGGTTTTTAATGCTCATATTTTTAGCATTTATAGGAGTGGTTGCTTTGAGACGCGTGAACGGGCCCGTTTAAATTTACAGGTGTCTTGTAAGATGGGGTCGCAGAACAACTGCTCGCAGTTGGACAACTGCTCGCAGTTGGACGTTATCTGGGCTCAGTTTGATGAACTAAAACAAAAAAATAATGAAGAAAAATACGAATGCGACTTTTTTTGTAGATGTGGTGGTTTAAAGACGTTCTCTTTGGAACTTCCCACATGTACAACTTGTGGACTTCAAGATTCAAGATTTATTTCAGATGAACCAGAGTGGGCAGGCGGACCAGAGGATGGTGGAGATGATCCATGCCGTGTAGGTATGGCTCAAAATACAGAATTGTATTCAGCCGCATGGGGAATGGGTACAATCATAAAGGGACGAAATTGCCAAAAGATGGCCAAGATTAATTTTCACTCTTCTATGAATCATCGAGACAGGGCTCTTTACCACGCATATGCTCAATTTGATTCTGTTTGCAAGAAACACTTGGGAATTCCTGAAAATATTATAGAAGATGCCAAGAAGATTTACAAAAAGTTTAATGAGGATAAATTAACACGTGGTGCAATTCGTCTTGGGATCAAAGCAAACTGTGTACTACAAGCGTGCAAAGAAAATGGAGTCACTCGTTCAACTGAGGAGATTGCAAATGCATTTGAAATCCCAGTGAAGGATATTTCAAGGACTCTTGATATGTTTAGAAACACAACTGGGGAGGATATCAAAGAGTCTGCGACTGCGTCCAATATTCTGTCTCGTATTTTTAATGATGTATCTTGTGTGCCAATTGATGACCGAGGGAAGGTTCGCATGAAACTCATATCAATTTGTAAAACTATCGAGAGCACTCCAGAACTTTTGGGAAAGACACCGAAAGGTATAGTATCAGCAATACTGTACACACAATTGGTAAAGATGGGCTACGAAGTTGATCGCGTGACCATTGCTACAATTTGTGGAGTGTCTATTCCGACGCTCATAAAGATTGAGGGGATCTTAAAGATTAGCACGTAAGTTTAAATAGGAATGAAGATTTTTTTGAGTACTCCTTGTTATGGCGGAGTTTGTCTAGCAAAGTATGCAGAGAGTATGATTGGTCTCCAGAAGTTGTGCCAAGAGAAGAATATAGAAATGATGTTGGACACTACTGAAAATGAGTCTTTGATAACTAGGGGACGTTGTATATCCGTAGCTCGTTTTTTATATAAAAGTGAGGCTGATTTTTTCATATTTATAGATGCCGATATCCATTTTGATCCAGGCTCTGTAATTCGTCTGATTGAAAGTGGTCACGATGTCGCCGTTGCATGTTACCCCAAAAAGGTTATTATGTGGGAGCGCGCCGAACAAGAGGTTCTAACCGGGGGCAAATATGATTTAGCCCGAGTCTCAAGTGCACTTGTAATGAATTTCAAACATGCACAATCTCGCATCGAAAATGGGTTTACAGAGGTACTTGACGGCCCCACAGGGTTTATGTGTATAAAGAGATCTGTTATCCAGAAAATGTATGATTCGTACCCAGAACTCATGTGTAAGAATGATCACCAGAATAAAGATCTGGATGATTATTGTGCAATTTTTGATTGTATGATTGATCCCGATAATAGACGATATTTGTCAGAGGATTATGCATTTTGCAGACGTTGGCAACTTATCGGGGGTCAAATTTTTGCAGATGTTACTACGGTACTGGGTCACATTGGTAATATTAGATTTAGTGGAAGGCTTAAAGTTTAAAACCGGAACCTAGCTATAATGGTTCTTCAAAAGATTATAATATGTGCAAAGACTTTGAACGAGTCAATTTATACAACTACTCTTCATACAATTCTCACCTTTGGGATGTTTTGCAAGGCGCTCAATATCCAGATGGATGTTCACCTTGAACCGGGTGACAAGACGACGATTACAAAATACCTAAAAACATGCGATAGATTGTTTTGGTTCGATTATGCAGTGTCAATTGATCAAAATACAGTTCGTAAATTCTTGGCTGATTTTCCAGAAAATATAAAAGTGATGGTTGTTCCAACAGTTCTTCCATCTATCAATTGGGAAAAGTTTAAGTTGAAGACTCAAATGGGATCAAATGAGCCAGTAAACCAAAGAGGTCTTGATTTTGATGTATCGATCATAGAATCTCGTGACTTGTTCCATGGAGTCTCCGAATTCAAAAAGGGAGAAGGACGCATAGTAGCATTTGAGTGTAAAGGGGTTCTAAAAAAAATGTCAGGTGGACTGGTCCTAAATAAACTCAAAGATGACGGTATCAAAATCGGAGTACTCACCGAAGACGCTGCTCTTTGTCATTTCACATACGAGTGTGTCGGTAACATATTAGAGACTTCGGGCATTAAGTTGTCAGCAAATGAACCTAAGTGAAAAGATTAAAAACTTTGTGGGGAAGGTTTGGGGATCTTCCAACCTTGATAGATTTCCTGGACCCCAACCAATTTCAATTGAAAGAAGACACTTCAATTATATAAAATCACATGAGTACCTAGTGTGCCAAAAAACTGATGGAGTTAGGCACATTTTAGTTTGCTTTGTTGACCCGGAGACCCAAACTAAAATATGCGCCCTCGTAAATAGATCTTTTCAATATAAATTATATTCTCTGACGGTGCACAAAAATACTTTACTTGATGGGGAGCTCATAGGTGACACTTTTATTGTTCATGATGCCGTCACAATAAATGGAAATGATATGAGGTCCCGGTCCCTTACCGAGCGGTTGGCTCACGTAAAAGCTCTTTGTAATGTAATTGTTCCTGGGGTGCCAAGAGTAGTTTGCAAAAAAATGGTGCCTTTAAAAAACATTGGAACAATTGATATCAGCGATCAGACTCTCGTAGATGGTCTCATATTTACTCCAGTGAATGAGCCGGTACGAATGGGCACTCACAGAACTATGTTTAAATGGAAAGAAATGAAAAAGAATACTGTTGATTTTATTCAAATTGGTGGGTGGCTTTGCATTCAAAATGATTCAAGATACAATCGGATCCAAAAATTTGAAGAGGGGGATGAAGGAAAAATTTATGAATGTGTGTACGAGTCCGAGATGTCAACTTGGAGACCAATCATAATACGAGTAGACAAGAGCCATCCAAATAATCTGAGAACCTTTGAAAGGACGAAGGTTAATATTTCAGAAAATATAATCTTTGATGAACTCAAAGATGAATTTGGAAAGGGCAATTGAGATGTATGTGGCATCTATGAAGAAGGCTCGCGACGAGAGACCAGCTATTGTGGTTTTAGATGCTCCTCCTAAACCAGAGGTTCAACAACATGCACCAAAGGCTATCTGTGAAGCTACAAATATGGATGGGAAGAGGTGCAAGTTGGCAGTAAATCCTACGTACAAGTGTTATTGCACTCGTCACGGGAAAAAAATGTGAGGGATTCTAATAGTTTTAGCTTAGTCTCTGGATGCTCTTGCTTCGTTATATTGTTATCAACACAGTATTTCATAAATTCAATCAACTTGTTCTTGTCTGGTTGTCCCCAAAACATATCCTCTGTGAATAAAAACTCAGCAGCGGCCCCAACCTGTACATATTTACATGGAATTGTAAATGGAGTCTTTACATACTCTTTAAGACCTCCAAAATCTGATATTATTACTGGTTTATTTCTAAGTGCAGCTTCTACTGCTCCCATTCCGACACCCTCTGAATGAGAACAGTTTATATAACAGTGACTCTTTGAGTGAACCCGGGCCTCAAGTTCCTCATCACTTAGGACCCCCTCATTTATAACCTCCACATTCTTGATTCCATGAACCTTGAATTCATCACGACAAGAAGCTTTCAAAAGTAACTTTGCCCGGTTTCCAAAATCACAACGAACAAATGCTTCCAATAAAAGATTTATATTTTTTCGAGGATCGGCCAAATTTCCAATTGTATAAAACGTATAAGGGCCCTCAATCGGTGGCTCCGTTTTAGGTGGATCTGGATTTTGGTACAATGGCACCACTTGCAAATTATCCACCCCAAATTGTTTATAAAAAATATCTTTGCAAAATTCACTTGGAGTAATGACATTTGGAAACTCTTTAAATAATTTTTCGTAAACCGCGTGAACCGGATATGTTTCACATATAGTCATTATATAAAATTTACGCTTTGCAAAATCTCTGTACTTTTTTCCAAGATTCATAAAATGATCAATGGGCAACATAAATGCAAGTATGTAATCCGGGTTCAGACCCTCCTCAATTTCTTGTCCAAATTCAAGATACCTCGAATTTGGAACATTCTTAGAATATTGTATCATAACTTGGCCGATACCAGCCAGTGGATTCGGTCCGATGAATAACCACATTTCATTTTTAATGAATAATTTCTTTAAGAAGTGTGAATAAGTTCATGAACAACATTCCAATGTTGGACAACATTCCAATGTTGGACCTCTCTTTTCCAGCCTTTCACCCTGACACCCGTGTCATTATGGAGAACAGTTCAATCATGCACATAAGTGACATCAAAAAAGGTGATGTTCTTTTGGGTCACGGAAAGGTTCTCCTCAATGTTCAATTTCATCTTGGGGGTCTCCATAAGCTTGATATGCAACATCTAGGACGTGATTGTTCAATGCTTCCGGCATCAAAGGATCCTAGACAAAATGTTCAAAGGGAAACTTTTTGTGTATTTCTCCCAGTTATGGAAGATCCTGATGATATCATTCCGGTGAGTGACTTGCACTTCAAAAATAAACAAGATATTCGAATTACAGACCCTTATTGGGGCGGAGAACCCTTCATACGGGATTTAAAGAGACACCCAGACTTCAATCGGGGGTATGTCCGTATACGGGATCTAAAGATTATCAAAAATGGAAGTCATGTGATCAGGCTCGAGTTTCTTGAACAGAGTGATTTCAACGATACTTGAACACAGTTGTTGCGTAGTCGGTCATGGACAACTGTGTACAGTTGGACTCCATCTGGGAGAATCTTCCATGTGCCTTGAGTGAACGAATCTGCAACACTCTTCCTCAAGTTCGCAAGGTTGATGAAAACTTGAAGAGGGACATTGAGGATTGGGGACAATTTTTGGAGATTAAGCGGAGAGCTGGCAACATTGACGTTTTCTTCATTCTTCTGAATGTGATGAATGAGGAAAATGGTCCAGTGTTTGTAAGGCCTAGGGTGGGGATCAATATGCTACTGTTGTACTCGCTGTGGTGTCAGTTGACGGAGGAGGAGCGTGCTCGGTGCCTAGAGATTTTTGAGGAGCAGTTTCCATAGTTTAGTAATAGGGTTGACATTCTCTTCGTAAAATACATCTTTACAATAATCTTGTCTTACATTCACTGCCAAAGGATGCACAATCGTCCCATCAACCTTGTTTACTGACCTGAAATATGTACAATCCCCATATCTCAGAGGTGAAAATATAATAGGTCGTTTAAAATACTTGCAATTCTTGCAAAACTTTGGAATTGCGTCGGTATGAATTTGACTAATATGGTGATTCATTTATTTTAAGAGACTTTTAATCTTTAATATAACTGTACTGTCCACACAGAATATCCAATGAAGAAGTTCTCCAATCAAGAAGAAGAGAAGAAGAGTAATCAAAAAGGGAGTCTTGAAATATTTTGAAAGTAAAAAAGCTCCAATAATTGTTAAAGTAGTGTCAACAACAGCAATATTACCAGGCCCCCTGAGCGAATGAACTCCAGTTCCTGGTTTTCCAAAAATGTCTTTGAAGGGACAACTATTTGTAGTTGGACTCATTTAAAAAAGCAATTTATAATAAATGAGTGCAGCTGGTCTACTAGCAATTTCTGTAGCTGAAATATTTGGGGACTTTAGCTACAAAGAATTTGCAAGAGGTGGAAACCCAGCAGACTTTATTAAAGGATCTGCTGGATACGTAGCTGTAATTTACTTTCTAATCAAGTTGCTCAAAAGTGGAAATGTTCTTTATGTAAATGGAATGTGGGATGGCGTCAGTGCACTTCTCGAAAGTGTAGCTGCTTATCTCATTCTTGGAGAAAAGTTGAATAGACCATCACAATACATTGGTCTTGGTGTAATTATTATAGGTATTTTCATTCTACATTCTGGAGGGATTTCAAAGTGAGGCGTACAAAGTTCCAAGCGGAAGTAAAGGTGGTACAGGTGAAGCAGGTGGAAAATGTTCAAAGGAATGGAAAAGTGAAGACTGTCCCATGACATCTGGATTTGCTGAAGATTCTATCATATAATTTGAAGTTGGACTTGGCGCAGATGTACCTGGTGGTAATAACAAGAATCGTTCCTTCCAAGAAAATCTTTCAACATAGGGCCTTGAATACATACCTTGAACTGTTGCGCTCATAAATTGTGCCGTTTGATTTGTATTTATATTATCATCTGTGGGATAAGACCAGTCTATACCAGTTGTATGAGTTGTGCCAGAAGTAATTTCTGGGTATTCATCATATCTGGAATATGAGGACATTGGTGTACAACATGTAGCATCCCAATCTGCACATGAATATTCTGTTACCCATATTTTCAAGTGATATTTATTCCATATAGGATCTATAGTATCATCTAGTAACCCATTTCTAGGTGTAGTTACTGGTTTACCATACCAATGAACGCATATAAAATCTGGAAATCTTAGCTTGTTTCCTGGTGATCTTGATTGATTTAATAAATGAATTTGATAAAGAAAATTGTCTAGCCATATACCCGTAATGTTATTATCGGCAGAGTCCCAATTACCTGGTATCAAATTTACTATATTAGGAGTTGAATTATTGCTGATATCTACAGGGAATACAGCAGGTGAACTTGAACTGGGGGTATACCCAGGATAAGGTGGTTTATTATTAGCACATTGTGAAGGAGTTATAATATTTCTATACATGACAGGACTTCCAATACGCCCTCTGTTCGTTGCACAAATAGAGGGCCAAAATTCAATCGCTTGCGAAACAAGCATATCACCTTGAGCAGCGTTATCTGTTCCATCTGGTTCGTTATAAGTAAGTAGTATGTTTTCTTGTGTTGGATCTGTAGGTGGACCCATCAATGTTGTTGTCAAAACCGGACAAGAAGTTGGTGAAGTACATGATGGAGTTTTTGATACATTCCAAAACATTGGAGTAAATTTTATACCAGTTGGAGCAGGACTCAAAGGCGCACTCCCCCAAGTATAGTACCATCCAACTTTAAGAGAATTTATTTTAGCTGCACCTGATGGATCTCCATTTCCACATACAAATCCTTTCTTATTTGGTAGTCTTGACCACGTGAATGTAGCGCCACCTTTTGTATAACTAATTGATGTATTTGTATAAGTTACAGTAATGCCATCCATACCTGTACTATCATTTAGAGTGTCAGATGTTAAACTTAAAGTACCTGAACTAGAATTTCCAAATGCTGTATAAGTATAAGATATTATACCATTTATGGATGAAGTTGAAAATCCACTGGACATAACTACAGCAGTTCCAGGTGATGTAAAATTTAAAGTACCTGAACCACTCGTTTGACTTAATGTAAAATAAGTATTAAATGGAATATATAAATTGTCAAGTACATAAGTAGTACCATTAGGGAAAATATAACTTCCAGTTGCAGTACTTGGGGACACTGCAGCAGTACTTGGGGACCCTGTAGCGGTACTTGTAGACCCTGAAGCAGTACTTGGGGAACCCGTGGTACTTGAGGAACCCGCAGCAGTACTGGGAGAACCCGCGGTACTTGGGGAACCAGTTGCTGTACTTGGGGACCCTGCAGCAGTACTGGGAGAACCCGCGGTACTTGGGGAACCAGTTGCTGTACTTGGGGATCTAGTTGAGGTACTTGGGGAACCTGCAGCGGTACTTGGGGACCCGGTAGCAGTACTTGTAGACCCTGAAGCAGTACTTGGGGAACCCGTGGTACTTGAGGAACCCGCAGCAGTACTGGGAGAACCCGCGGTACTTGGGGATCTAGTTGAGGTACTTGGGGATCTAGTTGAGGTGCTTGGGGACGAAGAAGTCCCAGTTGCAGAAGGTTCTTTTATTACAAAGAAATAAATCAACAAAGAACTTACTAATATAACAAAAACAGAAAATCCAATATAAAATAGCACTTCCTTCTTTTTATCTATTTTCATTAAAGTTAGTAAATATTAAAGTTCTTCAGAGTGACCAACTCTTCAGAGTTGTGCATAATGTTGTCCAAGTGCAGTGAGGCTTCCATCAAGTGCAAATAGTGCACCGTTACCCATATTTACATCTGTTGTTGGTCTAGTCTTCCAAGAAAAGCGTTCGATATAAGATCTTACATTCATACCAGCGATTGCCTGATCCATAAAAGTTTGAATTTGTGCAACTGTGTATTTATTTTGACCAGACCAATCAGCTGGGCACATTTCTGTCACCCATATTGGTTTGTTATATTTTGTATGAATATTGTCCAACCAGGCTAAAAAGTTATTTGCATTTGGTTCTGCGTACCAATGAAGAGCTATGAAATCAGGTTTATTACCTGCAGCACTCAAAGAATTCCACAATGTATCAAAATAAGAGCTCGTAAAAGGAACTGAACCATCGTGAGGTGTATAAGAAGTATCTAAAGGATTTTGGGAACAAGCAACTGAACCGATTCTGAGACCAGTTGCTTTGATTGCTGGCCATGCGTTAACTACATCGATGACTCGAATATTAGATTGAGCACCTGGATGGTTTCCATCTGGTTCATTGAACATAAGTATTTCTGTAGAACCTTTTGGAATTTGAGAAATTTTTTGAGCATCGGGAAGTCCCCATATCATTGGTGTAAATGGAATACCAGTGAGGGTACTTGATTTTTCAAGACCCCATGTGTAATACCATCCGATATGTAGAGATAACATCTGTGAATCAAACAGTGGGTTATTTGAAAGATCGTATACAAAACCCTTCTTCATTGTTATTGGTGCCAAAGAAGATAAACCAGGTGACGGAGAATTATTATTTGTCGGGAATGTAGCAACTATTAACATGATTAAGAGTATTACTGTCCCTATCAAGAACAAAGCAGCAACCAAAATTTCTTTATCCTCTTCTGACAACATTAAAGTTATAATTAGCAAAGAAATAAATGAAAAAGACGGCTATCATAACTGGGATCACTGGGCAAGATGGAAGTTATCTTGCTGAATTTTTGCTCGAAAAGGATTATGAGGTTGTGGGACTGAAACGTAGAACTTCAAATATAAAATCATGTCACTGGATCAAAAATCTAACTAATTTGACTATTTTGGAATCTGATTCTTGTGATCCAATGTCAAATAATGATATTTTGAACAAGTACAGGGATTCTGACATGATTGAAATTTACAATTTGGCGGCTCAATCCCATGTCCATACTTCATTTAGTCAACCTTCTTATACATTTCAAGTGAATACATTGAGTGTTATAAATTGGCTCGAGGTTATTCGTCAATGTGATTTTAATAAGAAGATTAAGTTTTATCAAGCTGGAACATCTGAAATGTTTGGAAAGGTACAAGAGGTTCCTCAAAATGAGGATACTCCATTTTGGCCCAGGAGTCCTTATGCGGTTTCAAAGGCTTCCGCATATTGGGCCTGTAAAAATTATAGGGAATCATATGGTCTTCAGATTTATAATGGAATCTTGTTCAATCATGAATCTCCAAGACGTGGTGAAAATTTTGTGACTCGAAAAATCACTCTTGGACTAAATAATCCACCTGTTATTCTAGGAAATTTGAATGCTAAAAGGGATTGGGGTCACGCAAAGGATTATGTAAGAGCTATGTGGCTTATTATGCAGCATCCTGAACCCCAAGATTTTGTAGTTTCGACAGGGGAAACCAGAAGTATTCGAGATTTTGTAGAAGAGGCTTGTAAGGCCCGTGGGACTCCAATTTTCAATTGGATCGGAAATGATGGTTACGACAAGGATGCAAATCTATTGGTGACCAGTTCACCAGAATTTCAAAGACCAGCTGAGGTGGATTTTTTGGTTGGCGATTCATCAAAGGCGCGCAGGCTCCTCAGTTGGGTCCCTCGAATTTCATTTCAAGAGATGGTAAAGGAAATGGTAGAGGCGGACTGTCCAACTGCGTGCAGTTGTCAAACCGAGACGTCTCCTCCATCAATTTAATTTGTTTTTCAACCCAATCAATATCTTCCTGAGTTTTCAAATACTTATCCATCCAAATTCCAATCAACATAATAATTACATACTTTTCATAAAGAGTTAGACCCCGAAGAGCTCGCAAGGCTTTTACGAGTTCTAACATTTATTAATAAGTGCAAATTTGTTTTAATTAAAGACTTGGTTCACTTATTAATAAATGGAAACTCCAATTCAGTTTAACAAGCTTCGTCCAGATGCCATGATTCCTACAAAGGGTACTCCTGGATCAATTGGCCTGGATCTCTGCTCTGTAGAGTCGTATGTAATTGCACCACTCCAGAGGGCCGTGATTTCAACTGGGCTCACAGTTCAAATCCCGGAAGGTGTTTATGGTCGTATTGCACCTCGTAGTGGCCTTGCTGTAAAGCATGGAATTGATGTCGGTGCCGGTGTAATTGATCCTGATTACACTGGTGAGATTCGCATCGTTCTTTTCAATCTGGATTCAAAGAATCCATATGTTATTCGGCCTGGATATCGTGTAGCCCAGCTTATCTTTGAGCAGGCACTCACCAACCTAAATGTGTATGAAGGAACATCTATTTATGTCGAGACGGGTGACTTCAACGCGTTGAAGGACGGAACCCGCGGAACTGGTGGGTTCGGTTCAACTGGCGTTTGAGTAATATAGCGCCTTTTTTACTCTTCAAAATATTTTTACTCAAAATAGCTCTCAAAAATTTATCTACAACTGGATTTTTAGCACCTTTATAATTTATTAAATTTTTTAGTCTTGATACATCTTTGAGACCCTTGGTCCTTTTTGAACCAACAAGTGGGTTTCTTAAAAATGTTTTGGGATCCAAAAAAGAAGCTGCGAGGGTATAAGCAACATCCCTGTATATACCCCTGTACCTTTGAACATTCATTCCGTAAAGCTTTGTCAATTTAACCTTTGGTTCATTTACAAGCGCCAAATCAATTAAATCTGTATTTTTGGAAGGTGTCTCCAATATAAATCGATAAACTTTGTAAACTTTACGAAATTTGTACCCCTGTCCAACCTTGTCAGTTGGAACTCCTTTAAGCTCCTTCATAAAAACTCTAGATTTGAACCCATGCTTTAAGTTTAAGTATTTTGAGAACCAATTTACATGTTGCCTCACAGTACTCGTCATGGTTTGGGTGTCCCGTTCCAGATCCCCGGAGTACACATAATGAAAATCAAAATCTTCTGTATTGTCTGTAATCTTTGAAATTTTTGCACTTTTTGATCGAAGGAAAAGTCTCACAGCCATTCCACCTGCAAGGTACAGACGCGGATCCTTGGAAAGACGAGTGGTACCCTTTGTAAATTCAACGAATAAATCATGAATGCTTTGGTGTCGGGCTCTTTTGATGGATCCGGTGTATCTTCGAAGGTACCCAGATGGTATACTGACGCGATTTCGAATTTTACGTACCCTGATACTCTTTAAAAGTTTGTATGGAACATCTTCTTTACTTGTTCTCTTCAGTGCAAAGGTACCACTTGTAGTCGCCCCGGTCCCACTCAATCGACTACTCGTAGTCGCCCCGGTCCTGTACACTATGAAATCCTTTGGTATTATTTCAAAGTTCATTTATTATAATCTACAACTATTTTAATGGATGAAGCCAACTCAAATCAGATGGATGTAAGTTTACAATTTGAAAGTCTAAAAATGTATGAAAATTATTTCGTATCAACGAGAGATATTTATATTGACTCAAGTAGAAGAAGTGAACCCTATGGAAATGTTTACACAATGTTTATCCAAAACCCAATGAAAAATGTAACGCAGGTTGATTTGGTTTCTGCTGTTGTTCCGAATACAATGTACAATATAACAAACAGTAGTGTATTTAGTATACACGACTTGACAACTTTGGTTGATACACAAGTTCAAGTTGATCCTGGATTTTACTCTGCTTGTTCTCTTGCAAATGCAATCAATAATAATCAATCTCTGATTTTAGCTGATATGCTTGATGGAGAAGGAAAGTTTATCTTTTCAAATATTGTTCCCTTTACAACTGGTTTTTCTATAAAAAATGCAACGAATGAATTTTCTTCAATAACTGGAATTGGTCAAAATGAAGTTTCAGTTTTTGGAAATACAATCAATATAAATTACGCAAATAATTGGAATCTAAAATCACTAAATGTAATCAATATGCATCCAACTGGAAACTTTGTATTTCTAGAAATTGATCAATTGAGACCTCCATATCCAATTGACGCAGTACAAGATCCAGTAAAATCAGAAAGCTTTTTGAAATTTGCAACAATTCCAATGGATACAATTAGTGGTACAACAAAGATATTTAAAGAAAATTCCGATTATAAAATTTCAGTCCATTATCCAACCCCTATTGATAAAGTGGATAGATTAACAATAAGGTGGCTTGATACAAATGGGAATGTACTCAACTTTAACGGGGTTGATCAAAATTCCTTGATATTGCGGTTTCACTTGTTGAATCCCCCCGAACTTTACTCAAAGCCCAAACTTATTGATAAAGTTTTTGAGAACAAATCAATTGTATTTTACTTTATAATAACATTTGTGATTATCATAATTATTTTGTTCATTTAGAGTAAGAATGTCCATTTATAATGGTTACAGCGGTGGATGTGGTAGGAATAATGGGGGCGGAGGTGGTGGAAATGTAGCATATGCAAATGTAGCAGGATACGCAATAACTGCTGGAAGTGCTGGAACTGCGTTATTTGCAAATTATGCAGGTGGATATGCTAGTTCAAATCTATATGGGAATATTTTTGCTTCAAATATCTATGGAGCATTTACAGGAAATCTTATTGGAAACACAAATGTATACGGAAATCTCAATGTACTCAACGGAGACCTCTTCACATCCAATGTGTTGGTAGGGGACCTTGAAGTCACTGGAAACCTCTTCAGTTCTAATGTCTTTGGAAGCCACACTGGGCCAATTGTGGGAAACTCCAATGTTTTTGGAAACTTTGGAGCCATCAATGGGGACCTTTTCACCTCAAATATCCTAGTAGGGGACCTTTCCCTCTACGGAAACCTTTATACCAATAACGTTTATGGAACCCTCACTGGTACGGTCCTAGGAACAGTTTCCAATGCATCTTCTTTAAGTGGAAACATTATCGGAAACTCT